AATCATACTGTCCTTGCGGTCAAGAACAGTAAAGTTTACGGAGTATACTACAAGAATATGACGGCGGCGCAGATAAATGCGCACTGCCGAGACAAGATGCAGTTTGAGCTTGCGATTATGCTTGACGGCGGACACATTGCGGCTATCAACGGTGCGGAGAAATTTGCAAAAATAAATACATCGCAAATACAGGGGTATGGCATTCAGTTTGTATAGAAACTACCGAGAATTTTTAGATAGTTATTAAAATAAACCAGTCCAAAATTTGAATGACCAAAAAACTAACAACTAAGGATTTTTAATAGTTAAGGAGAAAAACAATATGCCATACATAACAGACGGACGAATAACAAAGAATTTCACACTTGCCGAAATGACAAACAAGCAGGCTTCTGACACTGTAAGACTCGTCCTAACACCAGAAGTCGTTGCACACGCACAGATGATGCAAGAGCTCCGTGACTGCTATGGCAAGCCGCTTAATGTGTCAAGTTGGTACAGGACGAAAGAGTTCAACAGAAAATGCGGCGGAGCATCAAACTCCGCCCACCTTGATGGCCGCGCGACCGACATAAACAATATCAACACCAAGGACAACGAAACCGTAAAGCGCTTTACACACTGGTGGCAAGCCATATGCACTGTACACGATAAAATCGGAGGAGTAGAGGTGTACAGATGGGGAATGCACTTCGACAGCTATTCGGATAAGTTTGGCTATAAGGCTTTTAGATACAAGGATAACAGGTAGGAGGATTAGGCTTATGGATTGGACGACTATAATTGTTGCGCTTATATCGTGTATAGGTACGGCGGTTGGTTCGGCGTATGGGATCAAAAAATCTACTTCGCTCGTTGAGTATAGACTGTCGCAGCTCGAAAAGAAGGTGGATTTACATAATAATGTGATAGAACGTACATATAAACTTGAGGATCGTGCGGATGTGACAGACGAGCGTATAAAGGTTGCAAATCACAGAATAGAAGACTTGGAGGGGAAAACGAGATGACAAAGAAATGGATTAAGGCAGCGGCGGTGCGCGCCGTTAAGACCGTAGCACAAACAGCTGTAGCTACGATAGGCACGGCGGCAGCTATGGGACAGGTGGACTGGCTGCTTGTGGGCAGTGCGAGCATACTCGCGGGCGTACTCAGTTTGCTTACAAGCATAGCGGGGCTGCCGGAAGTAAAAGAATGAAGATTTAAAAGTCGATGAAAAGTGGACGGGTTTCGTCTACTTTTTTCTTGTTTTTTGATACTGTAAAAGCAGGATAAGGAGGGCGTATATATGGAGAGGATGACTTTGTCAAAGCTTATGGCAAGTGTGGATAAGAATAAGGCGAATGCGTATTCGGAAGACCAAAAAACAGAATGGACAAACAAGCTCGAAGGAATAATACAGGTTGAATTACAGAAGAAAGATTTAGACGATGTTATAAGGTATATTTGGGACGATGATAAGGAAACAGAATTGATTGTGCCGTACCCGTACGCGGATATCTATATTTATTATCTTTACGCGATGATTGACTACGAGAACAGGGAAATCGAGAGCTACAACAACAATATGTCGCTGTTCAATGAAGCTTATTCGCAGTATGAGGCGTATTGGAAAAAGAACAATCCGGGCAGCAATCAGTTTATAAATTATTGGTAGGAGGAAGATATGAGATTACCGCAAATGAGATACAACCTTCCGCGTACAAAAATGCAGGTTATTGAATTTAAAGGGTATAATGCCAATCCCGTGATAGTCGACGGTGAAATGTCGGACTGCAAGAATCTCACGTCGGACAAATACCCCGTGCTTGCACCGAGACTGCCGCGAAAAATAATCAAGAGCGACCTCGAATCACCTACGGCTATGTATGTGCGAAACGGTAAAACGGCCTACATAGACGGTGAAAAATTCTATTATGACGGCAAGCAGAAGGGTGTTGTTGCGGCAGGGGAAAAGCAATTTGTTTCGATGGGAGACCGTATAATCATCTTCCCCGACAAGTGCATCTATGACATTTCTGATGATAACTTCGATACGCTTGACAAGAGCATAGAATCGACAACCTTTACATTTACTAAAAATTCTATAAAGCAGGCAAACAGCGAAACTGCACCCGGAGAGAAGTTCCCCTTTAAGTCCGGCGATGCTGTTACGATAAGCGGAAGCGATATCGCGATGAACAACGGAACATTTGTTGTTAAGAGCGCGAGTGATTATGAGCTTAAATTCGCTGATAATACATTCACGGAGACTAAATCGGACACCAAGGTTACGAAAGTGACGATAAAGAGAGAAATTCCCGACCTCGAATATGTTTGTGAGTACAACAATCGTCTTTGGGGTGTTGCGGGAAATACTATATACGCGTCAGCACTCGGAAAACCTGAAAACTTTAATATTTTTAGCGGACTCGCATCGGATTCGTATAGCGTAGAAGTCGGAAGCAGCGGCGTGTTCACAGGCTGTATAGGATTTGGAACGCACATAGCATTCTTTAAGGAGCATTGTGTTCACCGTCTGTATGGCAGCAAGCCGTCAAATTTTCAGTTTGCTGATATACAGTCGCAGGGAGTAAGAGCGGGGGCGCATAAGTCGATAGTTAATGTGAGTGATAATATTATCTATCTTTCGCTTTCGGGGATTATGGATTATACGGGCGGCACTCCCGACATATTTTCGCAGAATTTCGGTACACGACGCTTTTCGCAGGCTGTAGGTGGCACGGACGGCAGCAAATATTACGTGTCGCTTAAATCGGGCGACAAATGGGAACTGTTTGTGTATGACTTTGGGAAAGGTATTTGGCTTAAAGAGGACGATACGCACGTTTTAGACTTTTCTTATGATGAGGGCGTGCTCTATATGCTCTCTTCTGATAAGAAGATATACGCGCTTTCGAGTGAAAATGTTGTAGATGAGATCGTTGATTGGTACGCAGAGTTTGGGGAAATGACTGAGGGTGCCGACGAAAAGAAGATACACACGAAGTTTAATTTGCAGTTTGAGCTTCTTGAGCCGAAAGCGTCGATTGCAGTATACATCAACGAGGATCGAAAGGGCTGGAAAGAGGTATACAGAGCGGCGTTCAGTGAGAGAAAAACGGTGAGCATACCGATAGTGCCGACGAGGTGTGACTTTTTGAACATTAGAATTGTCGGCAGGGGACAGGCGAAGATATTTTCACTGTCAAAATCGGTTCTTGTTGGGAGTGATGAAAATTGATACTTAATAGTGTAAATATAAAGACGGCAGGGAAGAGCACGGAACAGCTCATAGAAGAGATCGTTGAAGCGATAAACACGCTCCAGCAGAATGTACAGCTTGCGCTTCAAAACGTGGATATGTCCGATGTTGTGAGCGAGTTCGGCGTTTCACTTGAGGTACTTCTCAAGCAAGGTGCGCTGAAAGGCGAAACAGGTGCGCAGGGTGCGCCCGGGCGAATATGGCTTCCGGATATTGATGCTGCGGGCAATATTTCGTGGACGCTTACGGATATGGGCGGTGTTACCCCAGAAGTGAGAAATATTAAGGGAGCAAAGGGCGAAAAAGGAAACGACGGTGCAGGTGTGCCCGCAGGGGGAAGTGCAGGGCAGATACTTGTCAAATTATCAGACGCAGATTATGACACTGCGTGGAAAACGGTTTAGATGGAAGGAGAAAAGAAAGATGGCAGGCTATAAAATAGGTTCAAAAAAAGGTCAAGATATTGCAAACAATATGAAAGCAGGAAGTACATATAAGGCGAGTGACGGAAGCACTTGGAAGAAAAATTCTGACGGTTCGGTTTCTGTTACGACTAAAAACGGAGGATTCACAGCAAATGCGTATCAGAGCCAAAGTAAAAATACATCAACGAACGTAAAGAAAAGCTCTGGCAGCAAGAGCTCATCTTCAAACCGATACAGCACAACCGTTTATGACAAAGCGGGGAATGCTCAAGGTGGATATATTGAAAACGGTCTTACATTTCTCAATAATGGAGCAAGACTTCCTGACGGATATTCTTCGATAGATGCACAGGGCAGAAAATGGACTATGCAGAACGGGCAGGGTGTGCTTGTGCCAGGCGGCTCAGGTAGTAGCCGTATAACGAATAAGGGAAAGTATCAATATTCGGGTGAGGGCATAGATGCTGTTATGAAAGCAGCGGAAGCGGCACTGAACTCACAACTTGGTTATGATCCCGATCTCGATTATGGCACGGCTTTGGACTATAGCTTTGCGTCTGGAATGGGCTCAGATCAGATGAGAAATCTTTATCAAGGCTACCTCAATAAAACTTATGAATCACCGTACACTAAATACGATGATTCGGAAAGAAGGGCAAAATATGAGAAGTATATAGCAAACGCCCAGGAGCTGGAGGCATATACAAAATATATGGAGGATATGGAGAACTATAAAAGTCAGTATGATGACGATATTCAAGAGGTTTTGTCGTCACTACGAAATAGGGAAGCGTTTTCGTACAATCCTCTTGAAGACGATCTTTATAATATCTATGCGGGAGAGTACGGGCGACTTGGCGATGCGGCAATGAACGACACACTTGCAGAGTATGCGGCGATGACAGGCGGTATGCCATCTTCTTATGCTATGTCGGCTGCACAGCAGGCCAAAAGCCGATACGATCAAGAATTACAAAATATAATTCCCACATTGCAGGAGGCAGCGTACAACAGGTATCAAAACGATTTTAACAGCAGTTATCAGCTTCTTTCGGCGCTGTCAGACCTTGATGTCGGAGATTATAACAGGTTCAGCAAAAGAATGAGTGACGGACTTTCTATAAGTCAGTATTTGAGTGAACTCGCAACAAACAGGTATGATAATATCGTGGCCGGTAAGGCATCAGCCGAACAAAATGCGATAGAAAATGCACTTGCGCAAGCCAAACTTGATGAAACGATGAGACATAATCAAGCAAGCGAATCTGTTTCAAGAGGTAATCTTGCGCTTTCACAGCAGAAATTCAATCAGCAACAGAACGATTCAGACGCTGTGTCCTACGGATATCATTGTATGGTGAATGGTCTTGATCCTGAAACGGGCGAAGAAGTGGGTTTGACAGGGAATGCGTGGGTTAAGAAGTACGGATATCTTTTTACCGATAGTCAATTCAAGGACTTTATGAAATATGTGAATGATGACGAAGAAGGGCTTTTGTTGTAATCGGGGGATAAAATGGCAAAGAAAACGATGACAGAGCTTGCAAAAGTGGGCAAGGCAAGAAAAAACACTACACCGACGAAACAAAAACAGTCGGGTAGTAACACAAGCGCATTAGGACTTGCGGCAAGCAGTGCGGCTGCTGCGGTGCCGAAAAAGACAGTGGCAAAGACAGAACAGCCGAAGAGAACAGAAAAAAGGAATATGAGTGAATTTGCAAAGGCAGGCAGAGCAACGGCAAACAGAGCTTCGGCATCGACACAGAAAACATCATTGCAGCCCAAACCTGCAGTATCTCTTCCCGAATATCAAAACGACCTTTTGCAGAGAGGGATTCCAGCAAGTGCACGGGCGGTAAGTGATGCAGGACTTAAACCTGTTGACGGCGGGCTTGACAGAGTGAAACTTGCGGCGATAGGTGCTGCGAAGCAGTCCGTAGGTTCTTATGGTGCAGGAATAGGCGTAATTCCCGCACTTGAAGACAAGTGGAGACAAGACGCAGGAATGCGCAGCTCAAATGACATTGCGGCGGAGCTTGAAGAAGAATATAAGTCGGCTACGGGACTTCGTAAAGCACAGCTTGCACAGGATATAAAGAAATTCAGAGAGCGTGGTTCTATGGAAGGCGGCGGCATACAGCTCATAGATAAAGGCGGCAGTCTTTCGGATTCGGGAAGCCGAGATGTACTTTCCGCCAAGCAGGGACTTGGCGCCCTCGGCAAGCTTGCGATTGATGTCGGTGTTGGCGCAGAGCAGATGGGACTTGATATTGCCGCAGGCGTGCTTACGGGCGGCAATATGCTCTTTCCTATGGCAGAGAGAAGTTTCGGCGGCGGCACACACGAGGCGCTGCAGAACGGCGCTTCGCTTGAAGCTGCCGCGGCATACGGAGGACTTTCCGCTGCTGTTGAAGTCGGAACAGAAAAGCTCTTCTCAATAGCGGCACCGCTCAAAAAGGCGGCGGGAAAAGGTCTTGGCGATGAGGCTATTGAGAGGGTTGCGAGAAAGGCTTCCTTTGACTTCATAAAATCAAAAGAGGGGCGCGATCTTGCGCAGGCACTTGTACGCACGGGCCTTTCGGCAACATCGGAAGGAGCGGAAGAAATTATCGCGGGGCTTGTGAATCCTGCACTCAAAGGTGTAATACCTGCAATAGATGAGCGTTCGGGAGTACAAGGCTATTTTGACGCGACGCGTGAAGGATATGCGAATCTCGACCTTAAAGAGGTGCTCTACGAGGGACTTGTCGGCGGTCTTATCGGCGGAATGTTCGGCGGCGTAGGTGAAATCAATACATACAGGGGCGGCAGGTCGATAAATAATCTCTCAAGCAGCAATACTGTAATTGAAGAGCTTGTGCATAACGGCAGAAATTCGAGCAATGAAGCGACGGCGCGCCTTGCAAATGAAGTCGGCGATGTTTACGGAAACGGCGGCAATGTAACAAACTATCAGCTCGGAAAGCTCTATAAAGCCGTATCAGAGGACATAAAGGGCGAGAAGGTAAATGTATCTCCGCGCGATTTTTCTGTTTCTACATTAACAGAAAGGCTCACAGGGGCACAAGTGGACACAGATATAGCAAGGGCAGCGGCGCAGGCATTAAGCGATGTGTTTGAGGGTAGAGAGATATCGAACAGAGCGGCGGAGACGATTATAAATACACCGCAGGCGGCAAACATATTCAGAGAGATGTCTCTTCGAGGTGTCCCCGACGGCACGATGTCCGAGAAGCGTAACGCCATAAAGGGATATGCAAAATCACGCTCTAATTTTGCCACAGGAGCAAGAAATACAGAAAGCCAAGTAGTTGCCAAAATCGTTTCAGACGAAGCGCAGGGGCTTGTAGACGAGTACGCTACAAACGAGATGATTGAGCGTGAAACATCGCCGCAGATATACCGTGATGCCCCGGCGATATATCAGGAAGCGCCGATAACGGAAGCAGTGAGAACTGAGATAAGAAATTACGGCGACAACGGGGCTAAGGCATTTTCAAGCGCGTTCACAGCAGCGAACCGAGGCGGAACATTTACAGGTAATATTCAGTCGAGCAATTTTCCGCGCTGGGCAAAGGCTTTTTCGAGCTATTACAAAGCGGGACTTGCGGGACTTCCGTTTGACAGAGTGCGTGAGACAAACAGAGTGTATGATGCCTATATAGCGGACGACGCGGCGGCAAAAGCATTTCTCTCAGGAGAAAACGACAGAGCAGCATCGCTCGAAACAAGAAAGCGCAATCTGGCGGACGAAAAGACGAATGAGGGTCGCGTCGTTGATATGTCATACGGAAATAAAGTTTCGAGAGAGACAAAATCAACGCTTGAAAAGCTCGCAGAGAAGACAGGAACGAAGATTGTCATAGAAAGCACGCTCGAAGCAAACGGCTTTTATGAAAACGGAGAAATCCATATCGCGGCAGACGCAACAGATCCGCTTCTGGTGGTTGCGAGACACGAGATTACGCATAATCTTAAAGAGATATCGCCAGAGCTTTACGATGCCTTTGAACGGTATGTAATGGGTGAGATGACGCAGGAAGATATAAGTAATACTATCGAGGGGAAAAAAGCGACATACAGAGAAAGCGGTGTCGAGATTTCAGATGAGGTTGCCATAGAGGAAATCGTTGCTGAGTATGCGGAAAACCTCTTTACAGACGAGGCTGAATTTGCACGCCTTGTTGGAGCAGACAGAACACTTGCGCAGAAGCTGCTCGACTTACTCAAAGATTTTATTGCCAAGGTGCGCGGCATAGTATCTGCCGCGGATATTTCCGTGCTTACAGACGCACAGAAGATGTGGCTTGAAATGCTTGATAATACGCAGAGTATGAAGAAGGCAAACGACGACACGAAGCAGTCCATACGATACGATGCCGACAACAAGCCATTCGTTGAGATTGAAGAGGATATTTTGGATGGTGTAGATAGAAGTGATTGGATAAGAACTGTCCGAGATAATCTTAAAGAAAAGTATCCAAATGGCATAGATGTAAAAGGTCAGCACCTTGACATTGACGGGCAAAGCAGAAGGGAGATGACAAGCTCGGAATATACAAAGCGTATAAGGAGAAGACAAAACGAAAGATATGCTGACAAAATGCGTGCGACGAACAATATCGATGAGATAATAGCGGCGGCTTCTGACTGGATCAATGAAGATATAGGTCACGAGAGAAAGGATGCAATTATTGATTTTGCAACAGCGAATGTCAGGATTACAGTTGGAGAAAATGATTATACTGCAAAAGTGCTTGTTGGCGGTAAGAATAACGGCGGAATGAAAGTATACGATATTATAAAACTGCAGCCTATACAAATTGAAAAAAAGAGCCTTTCTTCTGAAATACCGCAGAACGGTAGCAGAGAGAAAAACTCTTCTACTGATAGTATATCCAACGAAGACGCAAAAAGCAACAAGAAATTTTCACTAAGAGATAGTAACGGTAGAAACCTCACGGAAGAGCAGGCAGAATATTTCAAGGATAGTAAAGCGCGCGATGAAAACGGTAATTTGCTTGTAATGTATCACGGCACGCCAAACGATGGCTTTACTGTGTTTGACAGGAGTTATGCGAATCCAGAGGGTGATAATGGAGCTGGATTCTATTTTACAAATATGATATATGATGCAGATGACAATTATGCAAGCGAAGAAAGCGCTGATCTGCAAGCCAAAATAGAGTTATATGCTGAAAGACTAAGCAACAATGAAGATATTGACTATGACGAGGCGCTTGAAATATCAAAGGAAAAGTATATAAAGACTTTCGGGCGATATGAAGTGTATCTCAATATCAAAAATCCTGTAATTGTCGACAAAAATAACGGGACTGTCTTGCTGTCGGGAGAGGAGTATGCAGAGCTATACGATATAGATGATTATGAAAACGAAGATGACTATTACGGAGATGTGGAAGCTGTGCTGGAAGACGATATTGAAAATGTATCGTATGCCTTAGAGGCGATTATTCAAGATACATCTGACGTTACGGGGATTCTCGCGGAAGCGTATTATGACGGCGGTATAACGTATGAAGAATTGAAAACGCGCATCAATGAATTGTACATAGAGGACGAAGATGGGAACGCTGTTGGCAACGGAGTTGCACGAATTGTTGTAGAGGCTTTAGGTTACGACGGTATAATTGACAAGACTGTGGCGGAAAAGTGGGGGTCAAAATCAAACAGGATAAACAAAATGAACATTGACGAGGATACCGTACACATAATTGCATTTAATGCAAATCAAATAAAGAATGTGGATAACAAGAAGCCGACAAATGATGCTGATATTCGTTTTTCGCTTCGCAAAAAAAGCGATGAGGAGAAGTCATACAAGCGTCTTGCGCGCGAGAATAACATACTGCGTGAGCAACTTGAAAGGGCGCGTCGTGAGGTTAAGCGTTCGGACAGAACGGAAGTAGACAGAAAGGTCACAGAACAGTATGCGAAAGAGCTTGTGCGTGAGTACAATTCGGGTATCGAAAGCTCGTATGTAACAGATGAGCTCCTTTCCATATATAAAAATATGGGCGGAAGTGATACTGATTATAGTAATATCAAGGCGAGAGCGACATTCCTTGCGGAGGATATTGTCTCGGCTTCTGAGGTGCTTAACACGGAAATGCAGGATAGCTACGCAGACCTTATAAACAGTGTCAGGAATACGCCGATAACGCTTGCTGAAGCTGACAGAAAAGAGCTTGCATACTATGAAGGCAGCTATAACGATTTCAGAAAAGCAAACTTCGGTAGTATAAAGCTGGTGAACGATGCAAACCTTTCGGTTGACGAATTTTATGCGGGACTTTGTGAAGAATATCCGGAGCTATTTGATGCGGGTATCGCCAATCCTGCCGAGCAGCTTATAGCCATAAGGGATGTGCTCGAAAGACTTGCTCCTGTATACGAGAATCCATATGGCGATTTTTATGATGAGGCGGTTGAAATGCTCTCGCTTGATATCCTCGAAAAATTCTTCGATGTGCCGCAGGCGAAAAAGACATTTGCTGATAATGCAGCAGATAAACTCGAAAGGCAGAAAATCAAAGATGCAAATAAAATGCAGGAGCTGCGTGAGCGAAAAGATGAGCAGATTGCAAAGATAAAGGCAGAAAGCGCACAGAGAAAGAAAGAAGCGCTCAGCAAGGTGCGCGCGGATCGTGACAAAAAAGTCCGCGAGGCGAAGGATTACTATATCAATATGAACAAAGAACGCAAAAGCAAAGCTGACAGGCGCGTGCGTATAAATCAGATAAAAGCGATTACGCGGGATATGGTAAGGAAGCTGCAAAATCCAACAGACAATAAGCATATACCTGAGGCTTTGCGCAGCCCTGTGGCAGAGTTTTTCGCGGCGCTCGATTTTAGAACGGACAGGCAGGGCGCGCACACAAGAGAGGCACTTGAAGGATTGCAGGGAAAACTTCTGCGTATAGCAAACGACATAGAAAAGGGCAAATCGGAGTTTTTCGTTAATATTGATGCCGATCTTGACGGTATGCTGCAATCAATTATTGACAGAGCAGGCGATAAGGCGATAGCGGATATGACGGACAGCGAGGTTGAAGACCTTTACCAGGCGTGCAGAGCTGTGAAATTTATCGTATCTACGGCAAACAAGAGGTTCGCAGAGGGAAGGGCACAGAGTGTCGCGGATACGGGAGAAGCGCTGATATCGGACCTCAAAGCGAAGAAAGACAAAAAAGATGCACGTAATGCTGTTACATCTGAAATCGACAGGCACTTTAATATGAACATCGTAAATCCGCTTGATTTCTTCGACGAGCTCGGCGAAACGGGCAAACAGATTTTCAAGGATCTGCGGCGTGCACAGAATAAAAAAACTGAGGCGCTTGCAGTCTGTATAGAAAAAATGCAGAAGCTCACGGAAGGTACGGAAGCCGTGAAGTGGGGAGAAAATAAGAAAGTGTTTAAAACGGGCGGCGGGCACAGGATAGAACTCACGGATACGCAGGTAATGTCGCTCTATCTTCTCGATAAGAGAGAGCAGGCACAGGCTCATATATACGAGGGCGGTATAAGGGTGCGTAATACGTCAAATGCGCCTGTGAATGTGACGGTCGGCGATGTGGCGAATATAATTGCGTCTCTTTCGGAAGAACAGAAGAAAGTTGCTGACGGTATAAGCCGCATTCTTAACACAGACAGCACAGACTTAATAAACGAGGCTTCTATGCAGGTGTTCGGATATATGAAGGCAAGGGAAAAGCATTATTTCCCGATTGAATCTGACAATGATTTCGTATCGTCTGCGATCGGCGCTGTGCCGGGTGAACCGAGCATTAAGAATAAGGGGCAGTTTAAGGCAACCGTAAAGGGCGCAAACAATCCTATATTGCTCAGCGACATATTCGATGTCTTTACAAAAACGATGGATAATGCGACGACATACAATGCGTATCTTGGCGTATTCTCTGATGTGCAGAGAATATTTAACTATAAAAGTGAAAACGGGGTTGTAAAACAGCTCATAACGCAGAAATTTGGAACGAGTGCCAATGCGTATATAAATAAACTTATGGTAGACCTTAATGGAGGAATGAGCGGCGAAAGCGCGACACCGATAGTGGATAGATTGCTACGCAACTATAAAGCTGCGATGATAGGCTGGAATCTTTCCGTTATGTTCCAACAGCCAACAGCGATTACGAGAGCATATGCGATGATTGATGCAAAGTATATCGCCAAAGGTGCTGCGAAAAAAGGCGACTATGAAAAAGTGAAGAGGTACAGTTCTATTGCAAAATGGAAAGATTGGGGCTTCTTTACGAATAATACAGGGCGCGAGCTTAAGTCACTTTGTCTTAACAAGTCAAGTCTAACCGATAAATTTTTTGAACCTATCGGCGCTATGGATAATATCGCTTGGGGGAAGCTTTGGAATGCTGTTGAGTTTGAAATAGCCGACAAAAGACCCGAACTTGCGCGTGGCAGCGAGGAATTTTATGCGGCTTGCTCCGAGCGTTTCGAGGAAATCATAGACAGAACGCAGGTTGTCGATAGCACCCTGCATCGCTCAAATATGATGAGGTCAAACGACAGATTCGCCAAAGTGTATACTTCCTTTATGAGTGAGCCTCTTAAGAATTACAATCTTGTGAGAAGTTCGATCCGTACTGCGATAGAAGAGGGAACACACGAGGCGAGAGTGCAGGCTGCGCGCGCGGTAACAGGATTTGTGATGTCGAATCTGACGGCGGCTTTTATGGCGTCGCTTGTTGCTACGCTGCGTAACAAGATGAGAGATGATGATAAGGGCTGGCTTGAGCTTTTCGCAGAGACTTTTAAGGGGCGCTTCATTGAGAATACCATTGCGATAGAACCTCTCAGTAATACTATCGTTCAAGTTTGGGGCGGGCAAGGTACAGACAGAATGGAGCTTGCGGGTGTTGCGGATTTCTTTGCGGCACTGCAGCGGTTTGGTAAGAATCTTTGGGCGTTCTCTAAGGGAGAAGAAGAACCGTTTACCTGGGCGAAGATAAATAAGGACATCGTCGCTTCGGCGGGTAAGTGTACGGGAATCCCGACCGCGACGCTGCTTCGAGATTTTGAAGCGTTCCTCGATACCACATTCAATATGACCGATTGGTACGAGGGGCAGTATGCGAAAGCGAAGATGCTTAACAATATCGGTCTTTCTGAGAACAGAAGCAAGTTTATGAAGATATATTTTCAGGCAGTGTCGGACGATGATACAGAAGCAGCTACGATGATATACAACGATATGCTTGCGAATGGTATCTCGAAGACGTATATAGACGGCAAAAAAAAGTCTATGATGAGGGAGGCGCTTTCAAATGAAGTGGAGGATATGCGCGGGCTTATAGCTGAGTGGAACGGGCTGCCCGAAGAAGAGAGGACGGCGGAACGTAAGCGTGAGTATCAGAGCAGGCTTGACGAAAGGTTTGCCGAAGTTGAGGCTATGGGATACAGCACTACTGATATAAATAAGGCGCTCAAAAAGAAAAACTGCAGCTCGAACAAGTCGGGCAAATATCTTATGGGAAAGGCGTACAAGGCATACAGTGAGTATACGGCGAATCCGACAAGCGCAAACAAGGAAGCGTTTCTCGAATGGTATTATCCGCTACTCGACGCAGGATATGACGATGAGGATATATTGGCGGCGTTTGCGGCGATGGAGGAGTAGCAGAATGAAGATAAGAAAAGGCCTCGCGATTTAACGAGACCTTTTCTATTTCTATACTTTTTACCAATAATACTGAGCATTAGGATCTCGTAAATACCGCTGGAGAACCCTATTATCAAGCTCGGTCTTTATTTTTTGTAATTCGGTGTAATTTGCAAGTTCTAATCGTCCAGCTTCTGTCGCTGATATTTCACCTTTCATATATTTTGATGATATATTCATAGAGGTCGTCATACAGTCTGATATTCTTTTGTCAATATCATATTCGTCTACCGTTCCAATATATACCATATCTTTTGAGAGTACATCAGCTTCCTCTTTGACAAGTGATAAATAGGCATCTTTATATGTTGCAAAGTCTTTGTATAAGTAGTCGAGGGCGAATTTAGAGCAACGCTCAACTCTTATGAATCGCATAAACAGATAATCAGTGGTCGGCACTTTTATACCAGCCTGCTTATGTACATTATCCCAAGTTACAGTAGCGCCAGCTGTTTCAAAGCCAGATCGGAGAGGAACATACAATGTACCATTATAATTAAAGTTATCAGTTGTAACTAATTTGCCATTTACGCAAACTCTCGCAGTGTTCGGCGATACGTTTATGCTCGTCATTGTAACAGCACCAAGCGCGAACGAGCTACACGCCAAAATAAGAATAAGTGTAATACATAAAATTCTCTTCATTTGTTTTCTCCTTTTACTTGATAGTTTTTCTTTATTATATCAAAAAAGGCTTTTGTGCGATAGTCCTATTTGAATGAATATTTGTAAAAAACTCCTGATTTCGTGTTGCATTTCGTGTTGCATTTTTGTAAAAATACGATAAATAGCGGCAATAGATGTAAAAATATGAAAGAAAACGAACAAGGCGAAATCGTTGAAGTTTCAACGGATAATGAAAAAACCCGCTCATTTGAACGGGTTTTCGTTGGCGGAGTTGGTGGGATTCGAACATATACGCTTAGCTTATAATCGTTGAAATTTCAATGATTATAAATTCCGTGTTGTATTTTGTGTTGCATTTATTCTGATATTATTGTCTCAAAGAAGTTATCTATTACATCGTCAACTCTTTCGCGTTCATCGCTGAATGTATGCTGATATACACGCTTCATTGTGTGAGGTGTTTTCCAGCCGCCGCGCTCCATTGCATATTTTTCAGGTACATTCAGAAGCAGCATTACAGAAGCGTTCAGGTGCCGGAGCTGATGAAATGACATATCATATCCCGCTTGTTTCATTATTCTTTTGAACCTGCTATAAATCTGCGCATATGTAAGTTGTATAAGGTAATCGTCCTTTCCTTTTAATTTATACTGCTTATAGCTTTCTTCCTGCTTGATAAGGTCCATTATGTACGGCGGTATTCTATGTTTGCGAATGCGCGCCTCGGCTTTTCCTGTTGCTTTGCTTATATTTTTAGTCTCGGCATCAATGAGCACATTTTCAATATAAAGTGTTCCGTTTCGTATTGATGAGCATTTTATACCGCGGATTTCAGACATAGAGAGCGAGAGCCAACAGGCGAGAATAGCGGGAAGTTCAATCCAAGTGTTGTGTATAGTATTGAGTACAGTCTCAGCAGGTGGAAGCTCGATAAACTTTGCAGGTGATTTTGGAAGGTTGATATTAAAATATATGTCATAGTATTTGAGTACGGCGGATATCAAACCGTATTCATTCTTTACCGTTTTTGGAGATAATACCTTACCTGTACGTAGCGCTTTTCTCTGCGATTCCTTCGATACTGCAAGCTGAAGATCATTCTTTGTTATATCGTATATATTGCAATCAAGGAGTTCCTGAAATGCAAATTCTTTGATTTTCTTGTATGAGTTAATAGTAGTAGGGGACAGTATGCCGATATTTGCTGTTATGTAATTGTCAATAGCGCTGCGGAGCAATATATTATCCTTATGCAAAGGATTGTGGCTTGTTTTCTTTTTTAATAAAAATTCGGCCGCCATAAGCTCTGCGGATTCTTTTAAGTTTGATGTAAAAGACTTGTATATTCGTTTCTCTTTTCCGTTTATAATTTCCGTATGCGAATACACTTGGACGCGCCAAGCACCGGACGGAAGTTTCTTTGCTTTTGCCATTGTACCTACTCCTTTCTGAAAAAAAGGCATAAAAATGCCCGAATATTGACATTTTCGGGCTGTAATGGTACAATATATTTGTTTCTTTGGTTGTAGCATTACAGCCTTTACATTCGCTCCCTGTTGGCGCAGGGGGCGTTTGTTTTCTACGATAATAATAATTCTTCAGACACCATTAAATCTTCACTATAAAGAGGAAAAATCCATTGTAATATAGCTAATGTGCGTATAGCATCGGGTAATTCTATTACTTTATCGGTTTTCCATTTAGGCTTCCAATTTTGAATATAGTCTAAAATATCGAGCTCTGTAACAGAATTTGAATTACTTGCAAGTGTATTGTATGTGAAAATTATTGTTGAAAAAAGTTCAGCCTGATCTGTATTGCGTATGCGTGCAAAGAGATCCACGGTTTTATCAACAGCACATAAATCTGATGATGAAAATTCTAAAGGGTTAAAATTAAAATTTCCAGTAACTTTCATTTCAATCATTCTGCCAGTATTTGCTTCGGTAATTAGATTGGCGTTTGCAAAAGCCGTGATAGCGTTTTCAACATCTTTGCAATAAGGACCGTACATACCTTTATCAAAAACAAAGCCGGTTTTAACGCCACAAAGGGTTAAAATATAACAGAGTTTTTGCATTATAGTTCTGCCAACATGAAGTACATGCGTTCCTTCATTTATTTGGTTTATCGCTTTAAGAATTAGTAACCAATTTCTATTAAATTTGATTGATTGCGCACCTAAAACTTCTTTAGGAGAATGAATTAAATTTTCTTCTAAATAAGAAAGTGCGAGTTGTTCACTTTTTGTTCCGTAAGGTGCATAAATTTCTATATCAATAGGAAGATCTTTTAAATATCGATACATTATGGGACCTACTAACTCCCAGTTTAAGCCACCATTACCACATCCGAGTGGGGGAAATGCTACGGATGTAATTCCAATCGCTTCATAGTTATCACGAAACCATTTTAATCCTTTTACGATGTAAGACAATTTTGAAGGAGAACGCCAATGCTGCTTTGTTGGAAAGTTTATTATTGAATTACCTAACAAATCTTGATAATAATATGGTTCGCCTGGATGTACTTTACCAGCCTTACATAATTGAACATATTGTTTATACATGTCAGGGTATTGACGCTTGAAATCAAGGGCGATTCCTTTTCCCATAACACCAACACAATTTACTGTATTAACTTTGGTAGAAGCAGTACTTTCAAAAATATTTCCTATTTTGATTAACATAATTCTAACCTCCGTAATTAAAAAATATATCGGGATAATAGCGAATTTCTTTATTGAATCCGAGTTCTGTCAAACGGTTTGCATTATTTTTGTTTGAAACATATGCACCAAATACATAATCAAACGATATACCATTCGGAACTAAAACTTCAGCGCATTTTTTCTTACTATATTCATGCTTTATGTATATATTAGGATCATTCCAATCTTTTATATATATTATATCAAAATCAAGGTTGTTTGTCATCTCTGCTGGTGAAAGAAAACGGACTGCAAGTGCAGCGGCATTCATATCAGATACAACAACGCCATCAAGATCCAGTATGTCTGGTGAAATACAGAGTACACATAAATCTTTTGCATATTGTCTGCGTTTATACATCATTGGATTGCGTGCATCAAAATATACATTAGCATAATCGTGCAAAGGGAGCCCGTTTGGTACAATGGTGCAATCACGTTTTTCTTGCACATCTTGCATGGCGATTGATGTATGCTGGAACTTTATAGCATTATTATGTGATAATATACCGTGAGCAATTACCGATGGAATATTGTCTATAGGCATAATATTATGAAAGTATGGTTGTTTAGAAATTTTTTTAAATTCTTCTGCAAAGCTCAAAAAATCCCTCCTTTCTAAAAAACACATTACACATTTAGACATTCGCTCCTGCGCCAACAGGGGCGTTTGTTTTTTATTTAATGCAAATGCGCTTACTCATATATATCAATCCACCAAAAAACACCGTAAGTGCTAATAATTCGATAGATAAAATCATTAAATTGAGTTTATATTCATAAAACACATTTATGACGCTTGATTCGGGTGTGTGCGCAACTATGTAATTGTCAATTCTTCTCTGCATCATTTCGCTGAGTGTAGCTCCGTGTTCAATTTGTCGACTTTCATAATTTGTTATATACATCGGCATCGTACCATTCTCAAAATATTCTAATGCTTCGTCATACTGCTTTTCTTCGATTTCTTCTTCGGTATATACATTGTATGTTTCTGCTTCAAGAATCAATTCAGCCTCTCGATCATCAAGTATTTCTGAAATTGTGCGAGTGTCTGTGACATCGTGCGAGACTGTTACGGGTTTTGCATCTTCAGGAGCAAGATCTACCTCTTTGCCAGTATGCTGATCGTATCCGCCGCGATGTGTTCCTGTGTTCCAGATGAATGTATATATTGTGCCGAGCTTAAATTGCTCAGATGAAAGATTTTCAGAAACATATATCTGCATTGGGGGAACAAGACAAGCCAAGACAAAAAGTAATAAATAGAGCGATAATAAAATATAAAATCTCTTACTCTTTTTAATCGAATTACTCATTTTTGAACCTTTCTTTCAATGTTAAATTCAAATTAAAACTTTCCTCTTAACTCTACAACTTTACCAATTACACGAACAGGCAGATTCTCAACTTCTTCGGGCGTAAAGACCATAGGTTGATAGGCGGGGTTAAAAGCTACGAGAGCAATACTGCCGTTTTCGTATTTCATCAGCTTTTTTACTGTGCCCTCGTCACCGTTTACAAGGACGATGGCGACTTCTCCCGATTCGACATCAGGCTGCTCGCGGACGATTACAACATCGCCCGCAGTGATTCGCGGTTCCATTGAGTCTCCCTTTACTTTGAGTGCGAAATAATCACCGGAGGCAGCCATATCAGGGTGTATTTCTTCATAGTCAAGGATTTCCTCAACGGCGTCGATAGGTATGCCTGCGCGGACGTAACCTAAAACAGGGATGCGGACGCCTTTTATATGCGGTTTGCTTTTGGAAGAATCGTTTTTCTCATTCATTAAGTCGGATCGGTTGATATGAAAAATACTACACATTTTATCAACCTTATCCATACGAGGCGTTTTTATTCCCTTGCACCAATACATTACTGACGTATCACTTACACTTAATTTCTTTGCAAGTTCACTTTGGCTCATATTGTTTTTTTGCAGGTAGTGATTTAGATTTTCTGAAAAAACTTTGTTAAAATCCTTTTCGTTCATATTAAAATCTCGCTTTCAAGTGTGTAATATCATTTTAAATTATAAGTTGAAAAAAATCAATACAAAAATATAAAAAAATAAACTTTTAGTGTTGACATAAACTTAAAGTTGAACTATAATAAAATCATCTCAAAGAAAGGAGGCAGAGAAATGAAAGAGAAATTTCAAATTTCATTGGCAGCAGCCAGAGTTAACGCGGGACTTACACAGGAAGATGTTGCGCGTGAAATGAAACTCAATAAACAGACTATTGTTAATTGGGAAAAAGGGAGAGTGATTCCAAAATCGGCGCAGCTGAGAGTGTATTGTGACATAGTTGGGATAAGTGAAGATAATATTTTTTTGCCAAGCAATTAAACTTTAAGTTTAAGAAAGGAGCAACAGAATGGGAAAAGACGACATAATCACTTTCAGCGAGATTCGCGAAATCTATGGATTCAGTCAGCGTGAAGCTGTGCGCTACCTAAACACAAGAGGCTGTCCTGTGCTTCCGAGAAAAAAAGGTCAGCCGTACAAGGTAGTCAAAAGCGAATTTGACGAATGGCTGAAAGCACAAAGAAGATAAGTTAATGAATACGATACGGCTGCACCCCGCGGCATCCACTCCTTTTTAAGATATAAGAAAGTTTTGATGGAATTTGTGTTTTTCGGAATGACATAGCTCAGTTGGTAAGGCTTAATCAAGGGTGCCGCGAGGCGTGGCCGTGTCGGGGAAGATGAAAGGAGAAAATAAAATGAAAAGAGTAGGAATTGTGATGGCAAGGCACGACAACACACCAAAAGAGTATGCTTTTGAGCTGCCAAGTATATATGAAGCGGAAGCGTTCGAGGCGGGGACAAAAATTTTGGTAAAGAATTGCCTCGGTCTGCAAAAGATGACCTGTATGTCAGGCGGAATGATGATAAGCGAGAAAGATGTGAAGAAATTTACGGGCGGTAACGAGCTTACAGGAAAAGTTGTAGGCGTGTTTCTCAATTTGGACGAATATAGGACATTGAGGATTGCTGCTGATGCACTGAGCGATATTGGAAAATCACACCGCTTTACAGGGAGCGAAGAAGATGAAAACATTGAAGTGTGACCGAGGAACAAAGACAATCATAGCGGCAGGGCTCATCGCCGCGGTACTTATGCCGTCGCCAATCGAGCGCCTTACGGACAAGCCCGAAGAGCCGCCTGCGGCTGAAGTGGTGGCGGAGTACCGAGAGCAGCGTCCGCTGTATGATGTGCCTCTAAGCGCCGAAGTACAGCGCTACATATTTAATGTCAGCGATTATTATGGCATTGAGCCAGCGCTGATAATCGCAATCATCGAAAAGGAAAGCAGCTACAACGAAACAGCAATCGGCGATGGTGGGGACAGCATAGGGATTATGCAGGTGCAGCCGCGCTGGCATATAGCGAGAATAGACAGGCTGGGCGTGACAGATTTGCTTAATCCGTATGAAAATATCTCGGTCGGGGTTGATATCTTGGCGGAGTGTATAGAACGGTACGACGGTGACATCGGTGCAGCACTGACTGCATATAATCGCGGCAGCTATAAAGGTGAGGTGAGTGAGTATGCAAAAGATGTACTTGAAATAAAGGAGAGAATTGAAAGTGAACGAGATAACAAAGCAGACAAGGTTTGAAAGTTATATAACAACACCGAGACAAAAGCGTTACAAGCTGATACTGTCAGTATTGACACAGCCGATGACGGCAAGGCAGATAGCATATAAGCTCGGATTTTCAGATTTAAATGCTGTGAAGCCGAGGCTGACAGAGCTTGTAAGGGCAGGCAAGGTCGAAGTAATGGAAAAGGCATATGATAACACTACAAATCGGCGGGTAGCGGTATACAGGAGGATAGGATAAATGATAGTAATAGAAATCAAAATTAAAAGAGCGCACAGCATTAAAGAGGAAGTCGCGTGCGCCCCTAATGAAAAACATCAATGTGATTGTATCACAAAAGAGAAAGGTATGCAAGTGAACCCTGTGTTTGAGAAAGTATTAGATGATTTTTTTAAGGAGATAGCAAAATGATGTTTATGAGTAACGACCGTGTAAGGGACGCAGAAAACTATTACAACTACTGTGAATCGCATATGGCGGAAGAGGAGCTGCCGAAGTGTCCTATATGCGGCGAGCCCGTAGAGCACTACGGTGACAACTGCGATGTGTGCGCAAGCATTATCGACGCGGCTCTTTCAATGGCGCTTGATAATATCCAGCATATGCTTGAAGTTGATAGGGAAAAAGCGAAAGACATACTCTGCGACAGAGTAAGTGAATGGTAGGAGGTGCAATATGTTAAAACCGTACAGCGAACTCAGAAAAATAGACGTGCTCCCGTTTTGCGAGAAGCGCAAAACAGCAGATGAGGAAGGAAAAAAGATAGAGGTGCCATATCTTAATTGGGCGAAGTGTAAGGACTTGCTTCATGAACATGGGGCAAATGTTGTGTATTATGAGCCACTGATAGATGAGAGAACAGGCTCTACTGTGTTTATGACAAACGACACATTTGTTGATGGTAAAGGGAACAGAAACAGGTGCTTTGAAGTAAGGGTAAAGATTGTGATTGACGATCTTGAATTTGTGCAGAACTACCCGCTTTTGAACGGTGTGTATGTGGTGCGCGAAGATACGATAAATCAACTCCGTGTATCGAATGCACAAGCGAGAGCATTCGTAAAGGGTGTTGCAATCAGAACGGGGCTTGGATTTGGACTTTGGGTTTCAGACGACGAAACAACACAGCCGAAAGATGACAGCGAAAATCTGTACTTCCATGACATACTCAAAATTAAAGAGCGTGTTGAGAGGCTTATAACAGTTAAGCTTGACGGCGATATGACGCTTGAAGAGATAGGAAAGAAGACGGGTGTCGGCGATGCGGAAGATGTGAGAATGCTTCTGAAATATTACACGAAGCTGTATAACTTTGAAGGCTTCCTCAGGACATTATGATTACGAGCAAAGACCGTTCGGGTTGGTTCGGTGCAAGCGATACATCGTATGTTATCGGTAACAGAAATACTGCATCATTCAAAAAGTGGTGGCTCGTGAAGCTCGGACTTACGACAAATGACCTTAATACAAAGGCGATGAAGTGCGGTAACGCATTTGAGCACAAGATACTTGACTGCATAGGCTGTAGGAAGGATCATCAGATACTTATACCGGAGCTTCGCTTGCGCGTCAATTACGACGGTGACAGAGATGGCGTTATATATGAAGTGAAGACACATAAGGCGGATAAGCCTTTTAAGGTAACGGCTGGATACTTTAGACAGGCGCAAGTAGAAATGTTCGCTATGGGAACGAGAGAGCTTTATGTCGTATCCTATGCGCTGACCGAACAGGAATACCGTAACTATTTTACGCCGATAGAAAAAGAGCGTATTTGCTATAACAAGATTGAGTACAACGAAGATTTTATAACAAATGAGTATCTGCCAAAGCTGCGTGAGCTTTGCGGATATCTTGAGAGAGGAGAAATGCCGAAATGAAATCAATAATACAGGAGCAGACAGAAGAAAAGAAATGCTTTTTATGCGGGCGTACGGACTTCGGCGCTTGTTTCGAGGAACATCATATATTCGGCGGCGCGAACAGAAGAAACAGCGAGGAGTACGGGCTGAAAGTGACTCTGTGTCATAACTGCCATAACGAGCCGCCGAAGGGCGCACATCATAATGAAGTTACGGCGAATTATCTTCACCGTATAGGGCAGAAAGCATTTGAAAAGGTGCATGGAAGCCGCGCGGACTTCATGAAGATATTTGGTAAGAACTACATAAAGGACTGATGATATGAAACTGAGAGATAAACCGAGATTAGATCCTCTTTATGCGGGAGTTAATCTTGTGATACCGCTCGAACGAGGCGCAGCGGTCTATGTGTCAGACATATTCCCGAATATAGATGACATTGATATAGGCAAGGATATCGAACTTAAAATATCCCCGAAGCGTAAGAAGAGGTCACTTGACGCAAATGCGTACTTTTGGGTACTGTGCGGTAAGCTCGCTGCGCGCAATGGAGTGAACAAGACCGATACATACAGGGAACTTATACGGGATATCGGCGGAAATTATGATGTTGTGTGCGCACAGAATGAGACAGTGGAAACCCTTTGCCGGTGGTGGGCGCTAAAGGGTGAAGGTTGGCAGACAGAAGTTTTCCCATCAAAATTAGATGGTTGTAGTAATATTAAACTTTATTGTGGCTCATCCGAATATGACACGGAGCAGATGTCACGCCTTATAGACCTTACTGTACAGGAATGTAAAGCGGCGGGAATTGAGACGATGACACCGAATGAACTTGCGAAGTTAAAAGCGGCGTGGGATAACCGCTGACGGTAAAAAAGGTAATGTTGAGTAATTTATCGGCAAAGCAAATTTCTTTTCGCTACGGGGCGAAAACAGGGTTAAAACAAGGAGAGGAAAGATGAATAATGTAATACTTATAGGTCGCCTTACACGCGATCCTGCAACAAGATATACGCAGTCTCAAATGGCTGTTACGCAGTTTAATGTTGCTGTAGACAGACATAAAGCGAAAGACGAGAACAGCAATCAGCCTACAGCTGATTATATAGACTGTGTAGCTTTCGGCAAAACGGCTGAGTTTATTGAAAGATTTTTCACGAAGGGTAAGCCGATTGGCGTACAAGGGCACATACAGAACAACAACTATACTGACAAGAACGGAAATAAACAGTACAGCTATAAGGTAGCTGTAGACCATGTAGAGTTTGTCGAGAGTAAGAGCGGCGGTGGCGGCAATAAGGAAGCACCGCCGCAGCAGAACAGCTACAATCCGCAGGATACGGGAATACCGGAAGGCTTCTCGGCGCTCGAAGATGACGATATGCCGTTTTAGGAGGGTTATATGAAGTATAGGAATGTGAAAACTGAGATCGACGGTATAAAGTTTGACAGCAAGAAAGAGGCTGCGCGGTGGCAGGAACTTAAACTTCTCGAACGGGCTCACGAGATAAATGACCTCCGGCGGCAGGTAAAGTTTGAGCTTATTCCGCATCAATATGCCGAGGACGGCAAAATGATAGCAGAGAGGGCTGTAAATTATGTGGCTGATTTCGCTTACAATGAAAACGGAAAGATAGTTGTTGAGGACACCAAGGGCGTAAGGACAAAGGATTACATAATCAAGCGAAAGCTGATGCTATATGTGCACGGCATACGAATAAGAGAGGTGTAAGGCGGAGTATGGGCGGACTTAATGGTTTTATAAAAATACATCGAAAGTTGATTGAGTGGGGCTGGTACTCAAACAGTGTTGTGAAAGATGTTTTTATACATATTCTGATGATCGCAACATTTAAGGAAGGCTATTATCAAGGGCAAAAACTTAATCCGGGTGATGCGATTATCGGAGTAAAGAGGCTTGCAGATGAACTCGGCTTTTCTGTTCAGCAAGTGAGAACTGCATTAAAAAAACTCGAAAGCACAAAAGAAATATCTTTAAAATCAACAAACAGATTTACCGTTGCGACCGTTGTAAATTGGGAGTTTTATCAATTGCAGGACGGATTACCAACAAACGAGCAACAAACGGATAACAATCCATTAACAAACGAACAACAATCAATCAACAAACAATCAACAAACGAGCAACAAACGAATAACAAACAATCAACAAACGAGCAACAACATCTTAAGAATGTAAAGAAAGATAAGAATGTTAATAATGTCAAGAATGATAAGAATATTAAGAATGATAATGCGCGCACGCGCGCACGCGAAGAAGGCGAAAGCGACGTGCCGTCATTTGCCGAGGTAGAGGCATATTGCCGAAGAATAGGACTTGTTATTCCGCGGGCATTTTACAAGCACTGCGAAGAAGTTATAGGTTTCGAGGATTGGGAAACGGTCGCGCGCAGCTGGGCAACGGGTGAAGTGCCGCCCGAAGCGCTTAGGGGGTGACGGATATGTCAAAGTATGTCGCCTGTCCGTTTTACAAGTACGACCGAGAAAACAAGATAGCGTGTGAAGATATGACATTGACATTCGCAGACAGAAAGCAACTTCGGCGATACCTCAAAGAGCGTTGCGGAAACATTAAAGGATACAAAAATTGTGTGCTTGCGCGCAAGACGAACAAAAAGTACGAGGAGGATTAAAAAGGTGGGAGCGAAGAAATCAAACAAGGACAAGATATCAGATCTTGAGCGTGATGTGAAGAGATACAAATATCTTGCCGAGGCGAAACAGCGCGAGCTGAATGCGCGCAAAGAAGAGGTTAAGCAGATAAAGGCGGAGGCACGCGCTGGACTTGAAGCTGCGGGAATGCACATAACGGTACTGCTCGGCAGGCTCGGCGAGGACAGCGTTTTTATCAGCCACAAGGACATCAAAGCAGCCGCAAAGACAAAAGTCTATATCAAGCCGAGCGAAGAGGGCTTTACGATCGGCGTTGAGAAAGGAGCGGCAAAATGACAGAGCGGGAATTATACAAGGAGCTGCGCAGGAAATACGGAGATACGACACAGCAGGGAATAGCCATAGAAGAAATGGCGGAGCTGACACAGGCAATAATTAAGGGCTGGCGTGATATAGAGAAGCACGGCTACATAACGCCGCCTGTAATGGACAATATCACCGAGGAAATGGCTGATGTCAACATAATGCTAAGGCAGCTTACAGAGATGTACGGCAACGGCTACGAAATAGAGATGACGATGAAAGAGAAGCTATTGCGGACGGAAAAACGGCTTGCGGTCGAAATTGAGAGGTCAATCAAATGGGAATGAGCAAAGAAGAGTTCCGCCGGCGTATCCTTGAGCGACAAAAGCTGCGTAGGATAAGAGAGGCGCGGGCGGCGGAAAGAGAAGCTATTGCGTATCGAAGAGACCTCGATACACGGATAAAGAATTACAAATACAGGAGGAATAATGGAAAATGGCCAAGATTAGGTTAGAAGACATTGCAGGCGGAGCACTGCAAGAGAAGTTCGAGCACGCATTTGAAAGAGTTATGGAGAATATGCAGGATATGAATACTCCATACAAGGACAAGCGCGAGATAACAATCAAGATAAGTTTTGAGCAGAACGAAGCCCGCGACAATGTAGTTTCTTCGGTAAAAGTGTCGGAGAAGCTTGCGTCGGCGGGAGAGGTTGTAACGCAGTTTGCTGTCGGTAAAGACCTCAAAACAGGAAAAGTTGTTGCTGAGGAATACGGCAAGCAGCTCCGCGGGCAGATGAAGATAGGCGACGATGCACAGGAAGATAATGATTCGGTTATTGATTTTAGAAAGGTTAAATAAGGGTGAAAAAGATGATCAAAGAAGCATTACAGTACATAGTTGGTATGAGTGCGCCGACGATTACGGAAATAAACGGAGGCACATATTCAGATAAGGAACAGCACAGAATTGACAAATATATCCCAAAAGCAAAACCTATAACACTGCACACGCTTACAAGCCTTACGACTTATCTCAAAAACAAGGCGGATAAGCACAACAGATTATTTATCGTGGTAGACAGTCCAACGCACATAACGGTGTATTCACAGCTTGATGATAACAGAGACAGAGAGAACGCTGTGCTTGTAGAGGCTAAAGTACCGGATTTTATTTTTGAGCATTTTGTCGGGCAGGAAGAGTTCTGCATAAATGTACAAGCAAAGTTCATTCCGACTGCTGACAGAGCTATAATTTTGCAGTTCGCAGGTACGGTGGAATCGGGAACGGTTGCAGAATACGGAGACAACGGCGTAACACAGAAAGCAACAATAAAGACAGGCATCGCATCGAAGAGCGACGCGCTCATTCCGAGCCCTGTGACTTTGAAGCCTTACAGGACATTCCTTGAAGTAGAACAGCCGGAATCGGCGTTTATATTCAGAATGCGTGACGACGGCACAGGTGTAAAATGCGCACTCTTTGAAGCTGACGGCGGTGCGTGGGAAATCGAGGCAATGCAGAACATAAAGGCGTATCTCGAAGAGCAGTTTAATGACACAGAAATCACAGTTTTAGCTTAATTGACTATACCGCGCGGTCATAACGGCCGCGCGGATAAAGAAAGCGAGGAAGAGATGAGTTTAACATTCATAGATTTCTTTGCAGGCATTGGAGGATTTAGAAAAGGCCTTGAAACGGCAGGGCATAAATGTGTTGGCTACTGCGAGATAGATAAATTCGCAAGCGCAAGCTACCGTATGATGCACACGGTAACAGTGTTTTCGCTTGCAGGGCTGGGAAGATAAATATTTTGATTGCGCACAAGCGGTCAATTCAGATAGTCAATTATATAAACAGGCTGGAAACGGTGTGACAGTAGATGTCATTTATGAAATAGGCAGAAGACTGGAGAAAGACAATGAAATATGAGTTAAATAAATATTCGACAGGAGCCAAAACGGTGGATACCAAATATCGCATATCAGATCTTAATAAAGGGGTTTTTGCGGATGACATATATATTTATGCTAAATCCCCGATTAAGGCAGTGCGGCAATATGCTATTGAAATTAAGAAAGATCCAAAAAGCATTATAAGAGATTATGAAAGTAAGGGGTCAATTGTTGTTTATGGCAAAGGAAGAAGCTATGTTTACAAGGAGAAAGAATATAGATGAGAATGTTTTAGGAGGAACAAATATTACTTCGACTACGAAGCAATCAAAGAGTCGGCAGTAGGATTTGACAAGACTTCTCCAAGAGGTAGCGAGGGGGTAATTGGGCAGATGAATGCAGGGCGCAGGAAAGGAAACGCACGAACATTCAGAGGTGGCGGCGCGTATACGAACAATACGGCGTTCAATAATTCAGCATCTGCAGAGCGTGAGAGTCACGGCAATATAGAGAACGCAACAGGACTGAGAAACAAACGCGATGTATGGATCGTTTCGACAAAAGGATACAAGGGAGCGCATTTTGCTACATTCCCCGAAAAGTTGATAGAGCCGTGTATACTTGCAGGGTGTCCGAAGGGTGGAACGGTACTTGACCCGTTTAATGGTAGTGGTACTACGGCCGCAGTAGCAATTAAAAACGGGCGAAAATGTATAGGTATCGATATCAATGCCGCATACATCGCTATGAGCGAAGAACGAGTTGCAAAGATACAGGAGGAAGAAAATGAATAACGAAACAATGACAATTATAATAGACATTTTATATGCTGTTGTGCTTATGACAATAATTGTTGCCTGTATAGTAGCGATGATCCGAATGGGGCTTGGGATTTATGAAAGTGCAAAAAGAATTAAAGCACTTAAAAGAAAGGCTAAACTATACAATATAAGAGCGAAAGTCTTTGAGCAGGAAGCGCAGACCATTGAGATGAAACACAGAACAATTTGCGACATATATGTACATGATAAGATAGACAACAAAGTACATAAAATTGGAATGGACAAGCATGACAGTTTATGGGTAAGTGAAGACGGTACAGTTCATTATATGAATCTTCAAACTGGTGACGGATGCGGTGCAAACAGCCGCAAAGAGTTTGATAGTATATATGAGTTTGTGCCGAGCGATTGCGGAGAGATATTTGAGGTGGATTATGACGAATTGTAAAGAATGCGCAAAGCGCAACAGCTGCACAAAGCCGCTGTCAACGACGGGAGATTACAAGAATTGCGCAGATTTTGCACAGAAGAAGATGACCCGTTTTGAGAGGATAAAGCAGATGAGCGTTGAGGAAATGGCAGAATGGATAGGTGATGTAAACTGGTCAAGTGATTGTATCACATGTTGTTACTCATTAGAAGATTGTGGCGGAGTTGATTGTAGTGGCGGTATAAAACAATGGCTCATGCAGGAAGTGGAAGGAGAATGAGCATGAGCAAGCGTAACAGAAGCGCAAAGTATTGTTTATCGGACAAGCAGCTTGACAAGGTGAAAGAAAAGATTGCGGCAGAGACAACGGCAAAGGCGATCCTTCTCACGCTGGCGGCAACCGCTGACGAGCTGAGGATAGATGCGGATGCAGTCGCAAACATTGCCGTCAGAGTGGAGCGGTATGCCGGATACCTTGACGATCATCTAATTTCTATAAATGCGATGCGTGACAACATAAAAGAAAAGACAGGAATTGACCTTATAGGATTTTAACTTTGCAGGATGGAAATATGACAGCGGATATAATTAAACTTGTGGTGTGCAGCTTTGTTGCATTCAGTAATGTGAAAATAGAAAGAGATCCCGAAGCTGGGATCGGGACGATTATAATAGCAGGGATTATTATAGGGGTTATCAAATTAACCTGCGCCTGCCTTGCTGTTCAGTCGGCTGCAAATATCATACAGTACATAGCGGGGTAGAAAAATAATAGTTGAAAAAGACCGTGTCAATATAGGCACGGTCTTTCGTCTACTTTTCTGAAAAAATATGATAGCGTGAAATAAAGGAGGTAGACGGTATGGATAAATTGACGGACAAGCAGAGACGATTTGCAGAAGAGTATTTGATTGACTGCAACGCAACGCAGGCGGCAATTCGGGCAGGATACAGCGAGAAGACGGCGCAGAGGATTGGATCAGAAAACCTCTCAAAACCTCTGATTCGGGAATATATAGACGAAAAACTCGCCAAAATGAGCAGTGCAAGCATTGCGAACGCCGAAGAAGTGATGAGATACCTGACAGCAGTGATGCGCAGAGAATACAAAGAGAGCATCGTTGTTACTATGACAAAAGAGCATTCTGCATATGTTCCGGACGAAAACGGAACGATGCGCAAACAGACGGTAAAAGAAGAGACTGCGGAAATCGTTGAGATACCCGCCAAGCTTTCGGACGCGAACAAGGCTGCTGAGCTTCTCGGAAAGAGATACAGCCTGTTCACAGATAAGCTCGATGTCGAGGGCATAAGGACAGTCGTGTTTGAAGGGGTTGACGATATTGAAGACTAACGAGATACGCGTGAGACTGCCTGATGTTGTCGGTAAAGGCTATGGGAAGTTTTGGCGTTTCAGAGGTCGATACAGGGTCATAAAAGGCAGCAGAGCAAGCAAGAAGTCAAAGACGACAGCACTATGGTTCATCGTCCATATGATGAAATATCCGGACGCAAATCTGCTCGTTGTGAGGCGCGTGTTTAATACTCTCAAGGATAGCTGCTGGACAGACCTCAAGTGGGCGGCAAATCGTTTGCGAGTTGCTGACAAGTGGAAGTTTACAGTCTCTCCGCTTGAGGCTACATATATGCCGACAGGGCAAAAGATTTTATTTCGAGGGCTTGACGATCCACTCAGAATCGCGTCGGTAACAGTAGAAAAAGGATATCTTTGCTGGGCGTGGATTGAAGAAGCATATGAGATTGAGAAAGAATCCGATTTCAATATGATTGACGAATCAATCAGAGGCGAAATTCCTGATGAAACAGGACTATTCAAACAGCTTACTCTCACATTTAATCCGTGGAGCGAGAGCTTCTGGGGCAAGAAAAGGTTTTTCGACGCACCCGAAACGCCTGATATCCTCGCAATGACGACGAATTATATGTGTAACGAATGGCTTGATGACGCCGACCGCAAGATGTTTGAAACGATGAAGATTGAAAATCCGAAGCGTTATCTTGTGGCAGGGCTCGGCAACTGGGGAATTGACGGCGGGCAGGTGTTCGAGGAGTTTATAGACGATGTCGAGCATTACGATGACAGAATAGGCAGCAATGTAATTGCACCGTTCAGGATACCGAAAGAGTGGCTTATATATAGGGGCTTCGATTTTGGATACAGCAAGCCTTTTTCCGTCGGCTGGTATGCTGCAGATCACGACGGCAGACTGTATCGCATAAGAGAGCTCTACGGCTGTACAGGAGAGCCTGACGAGGGTCTTAAGTGGTCACCGAATAGAATAGCAGAAGAGATAGCGCGAATAGAGGACGAGGACGATAACTTGCACAGCAGACGAATCATAGGTATCGCCGATCCATCAATATTCGATGAAAGCAGGGGTGAGAGTGTGGCGGCAATGATGGAACGATACCGTGTTTACTTTGAGCCTGCGGACAATACACGAATGGCAGGGAAGATGCAGTGTCATTACAGGCTTGCGTTTGACGATAACGGTATACCGATGTTTTATGTCTTCTCAACCTGCAAGAATTTTATAAGGACAATCCCGCTTTTAAAATATTCCGAGCACAATCCCGAAGATGTGGACACGAAGATGGAAGACCATATATATGACGAGTGGCGATATGTGTGTATGGAAAATCCGATTGCTCCGAGAATGGAGAAACAGCGAGAGATAGTCCTCGATGATCCTCTTGATCTGCACAAGAGCTCGTATGTATATAACAAATTTGATTATTTGAACAGATAGAAAGGAGAACGGACAAGTGGCAGTGATAAACAATGAAGAGCTGAGAAAAATGGCGCCGGTGGTAAATCCGCAAGAAAGCTTAATACCTCCCGAAGGAAGCGCACCTGCTGAAACTGAGACAGGAGTAGACAAGATAACGAAAAAAGAAATAGCCGATGCGACAGCGACAATGAAGAAGTACAAAGAGGGCAAAGAGTCACTCGAAAAGCGCATCGTTGAGAACGAGCAGTGGTATAAGATGCGGCACTGGGAGTTTGTGAGGAATAAATATAACTCCGGCAAGAATGCAAGTGAGAGAATAGAGCCTGCATCAGGGTGGATGTTCAACTCTATTTTTAATAAACACGCTGACGCTATGGATAATTACCCTGAGCCGAATGTGCTTCCGAGGGAGCGTAACGACGAGCAGGAAGCAAATACATTATCAGCGATACTTCCGGTAATCTTCGAGCGCAACAAGTTCAAGCGCGTGTATTCAGATGCGTGGTGGTATAAGCTAAAGCACGGGACCGCGGTGTACGGTATCTTTTGGGATAACGGGTTTGAAAATGGTCTCGGCGATATTTCGGTCAAGCAGATAGATCTGCTCAATATATTTTGGGAACCAGGCGTGCGTGATATCCAAGACTCACAAAACCTTTTTATTGTGGCACTCAAGGACAATGATGCTATCAAGTCCGAATATCCTGATGTCAAAGATCTCAAGACAGGCGTAAAAACAATAGATGTTGCAGAATACAAATTCGACGATACTATTGACACGACAGATAAAAGCGTTGTTGTGGACTGGTACTACAAGCGTAAGGTAGGCGGGCGAACAATACTCCACAGAGTGCAGTATGTGGGCGAGACTATACTTTACGCATCGGAAAACGACCCTGATTATGCAGAACGAGGCTGGTACGACCACGGAAAATACCCTGTCGTATTCGATGTGCTCTTCCCGGAAGAAGGTACGCCGTTCGGATTTGGATATGTAGACCTCTGCAAGGACTCGCAGACATACATAGACAAGCTCAATCAGATTATCGCCGAGAATGTGGCGAGGACATCACGCGCAAGGTATCTGTACAAGGAAAACAGCGGTGTTAATAAGGAGCAGTTCAGAGACCTTTCAAACGACCTCGTGGACGCAACGGGGACACTGGACGGAAACTTTAAGCTGATAGAGGACAAGCCTCTTGACGGTATGGCATTCAACTTTATGTCGTTTAAGGTTGACGAGCTCAAGGAAACTTCGGGTAACCGTGATGTCAATCAAGGCTCTGCTGCGAGTGGAGTTACGGCTGCAGCGGCGATATCGGCTCTGCAAGAGGCAGGAAATAAGCTGTCAAGAGATATGCTTGCGTTATCATATGATGCATACACAGAGATTAACTACTTCGCAATAGAGATGATAAGGCAGTTCTATGATGTGGAGAGAACGTTCAGAATAATCGGTGAAGGCGAAGCGTTTGACTATGTGAGCTATTCGAATAAAAACATTGCTATGCAGCAGACCGGATTACAAGCAAGTGGCACGCCGACATTCAGGATGCCTGTGTTTGATATTAAGGTAAAGCCGCAGAGAAGCAATCCATTTAGTAGAATGGCACAGAATGAGACAGCAAAAGAGCTCTATCATATGGGCGTTTTTGTACCTGACAATGCAGATCAGGCGCTTATTCTGCTTTCAATGATGGACTTTGAGGGCAAAGATGCGCTCGTAGAGAAAATCAGCAAAAACAGGACGCTGCTCGAAACGGTAAAGCAGCTTACTGTACAGCTTGCTATTGTGAATATGCAACTGCATCAGGTTACAGACGGCGCTATGGGAAGTATGCCGTCGTCAGAGCAAATGGCAATGATACAGCAGATGAACGCGCCGCAAGCGGGAACGACACCGAGCACAGGGAGAGTTCTCGGATCCGATTTGACTGCAGGAATGGACGGAGCACTTCAAAACGCGACAACACCGTACGGAGCAAGATTACAGGAAAGGGCGAGGGTGAGCGTGAATGACGAAGGTAACATATAAGCAAGATGAGCGTAATTTTGATATAGAATTTGACGGGCACGCTAATTATGCCGAAACAGGAAAGGATATAGTATGTTCTGCCATAAGCACAGTAGCAAACCTTATCGTTGACGGACTTGCCGCAGAAAGTGACTATATAGATTTTGAGTGGGAGTTTGACAACGGCAAAGCGAGAATAAAAGCTGTATCAAAGCACGAAAGGGGAGAGATTATCTGCGGAGCTATATACAATGCGGCAGTGAATACCTTGAGCCGCATTGCTGAAAAGTACCCTGAGAACCTTTCAATCATAGCGTAAAAAATTTTTTATAATTTTCGTCTACTTTTTCTTCAAACTTTGATATAAAGAAAATAGATGACACTTCGGAAAGACGATGAGAGGAGAGAAAAAATGAATAGTTTAAGAAATATCCCAGAGATAAACCTTATGTTGTTCGACGGAGCAGGTGCAGGCGGTGGTGCTGCGGCTCAGGCAGCAGGAGGCGAGGGAGCAAGTGCCGCATCTCAAACACAGTCCTCAAACGGCAAGGGGACAGAAAAAGTCCTGTATGGAAAACAGCCAGAAGGGGCAGGTCAGCAGTCTGATAGCGCAGAAGAGGGGAATGTTGAAACACCTCCGACAGCAGAAGAGTTCGAAGAGATTATAAACGGCAGATTCAAAGACCTGTTTGGCAAAAGAGTTCAAGGCATCATTAACGAGCGCTTTAAGGAAAATAAGGCGGCGGAAAGAAAATCCAAGGAGAGAGACGCATTACTGAATGAAGTAATGCAGAGATACGGAATTACCGACGGAAATTATCAGAAGCTGCTTGAAGCAATGGACAATGACAATGATTATTGGCAGCGTGTAGCCGATGAACAGGGACTTACCATAGAACAGGCAAAGCAGATGCGCAGAATGGAGCTTGAGAATGCCACATTCCGCGCGCAGGCAGAAGCACAGCAGAGAGATAACGCTATAAGACAGATCTATGACGGCTGGACAAGAGAAGCAGAAGTACTCAAGGGAAAAATCGAAGGATTTGACCTTGCGGAAGAGTGCAAGAATAAAGATTTTGTCGACCTCATATCGCGAGGCGTCGAGATGGAGTCAGCATACAAGGTTGTTCATTTCGACGACGAGCAGAAGAAAGCAGCCGCAGCAGCCGAAAAGAAGGTTGCCGATTCTATAAGAGCAGGGCAGTCACGCCCGGCAGAAAATGGTCTCGGCTCTCAGTCAGCAATAAATGTAAAGAGCGATGTCTCAAAACTCACTCCTGCCGATAGAAGAGAAATTGCAATAAGAGTTGCAAGGGGAGAACAGATTGTATTCTAACCCTTTGCAATAGCGGAGAGGTGAAGAAAATGAACAAAGATTTAATAATGTTGAACCTCCAGATGTTCAACAACACAAATGTGACAACAGATAATGAACTGTCGCCGGAAATGAAAACCTTTTATGCGGATTTCCTCATCGACAACGCCGTGCCGAAACTTGTGCACGACCAGTTCGGGCAGAAGGTGCCGATTCCGAAGGGCAGAGGCAAGACGGTGGAGTTTAGGAGATATACTCCACTTGTAAAGGCGCTCACGCCGCTGACAGAAGGTGTTACTCCGGAAGGCAAGAAGCTCAATGTAACTGCACTCACGGCGACCGTAGAGCAGTACGGCGATTACATCGAGGTTTCGGATATGCTTATTCTTACAGCTATAGACAACAATCTCGTGCAGGCAACGAAGCTGCTCGGAAATCAGGCGGGAGAAACGCTTGACACGATTACGAGAGAGGTCCTCAACGGCGGTACTAATGTACAATACGGAGAGGGTAATGTGGCTGCGAGATACAAGCTCGTCGGTGGTGTTGATAACAGCAATTATCTCACCGTTAAGGCTATCAATACAGGCGTGAGAGCGCTCAAGGTGCAGAAGGCTGAGAAGATTGACGGCTACTACATAGTAATAGCGCATCCTGACACGCTGTTCGACCTTATGGAAGACAAGCGCTGGATCTCAGCTGCGGAATATGCAGGTTCCGAGCAGATTTTTGAGGGCGAAGTCGGAAGACTTGGCGGCTGCAGATTTGTAGAGACGACCGAAGCGAAGATATGGCACGCTGATGACCTTCTTCCGCAGACAGAGAACGCATCTGCTGTGAGAAATCTCAAGATCGGATCGGTGAGCGGCAAGGTCGTTACAGTAGCAGAGGCTATATCGGATGGACAGGCTGCGAAGATGACAGGAAGAACCGTAATAATCAGTGGTGTTCCGAACGAAATCGAAAGTGCAGCAGCAGGTGCCGCAGGAAGCGCAAAGATAACGCTTACGGAGGCACCGACTATTACGACTGCGGGAACGATAATCTATCCAGGTGAAGCAGGAGCGGAAGGCAGAGATGTATATTCGACGCTTATGATTGGCGATAACGCTTACGGCGTTACAGAGATTCAGGGCGGCGGATTACAGCATATCGTAAAGCAGCTTGGATCATCGGGAACAGCAGACCCGCTCAATCAGAGAGCAACAGTAGGCTGGAAGGCTACGAAGACTGCTGAAAGACTTGTTGAGCAGTTTATTCTGAGAATTGAAACCGCTTCGACATTCGAGAGCGGAGCAAATTAGTGTAAGGTTTGCAAAACGCAAATCCCACTCACCATAACAGGAGGTTTATTATGGGTGATACAAAAAATAATGCTGCGGCAACACAGACCGCAAACGGAGCAGAACAGGCTTATGACTTTGAAGAGTATTTTGCGAAGAAATTAGCCGAAGCCGAAGAAAAAATAAATAAGCAGACAGAAGAGGCAGCAAAGACCGCAAATGAAATAATCGAAAACGCGAAGGCAGAAGCAGAAAAAATCATAGGTGGGGCAAAGGAACAGTCACAGACAAGCGGCGAGCAGCCTGAAACTGTGGATACCGACGATTATCTCGAAGAGAGAGTTTCCGTAAAACTCTTTAAGGACAATGATAAGTATTCACAGGATGTCTTCGTTTCAGTAAACGGCGAAAACTGCGTCATAAAACGAGGAAAAACGGTGCTTGTGAAACGTAAGCACGCTCTTGCACTCAATCAGAGCGAGGCGCAGGACAATTACGCCGCAGATATGAAAGAACTCTACGCAAGAGAGTATGAGACTAAAAGCAGACGGTACGATATAGAATAAGCCGTCTCGGAAGGCGGGAGATTTCTCCCGCTTTATTTATAGGAGGCTTTTATGAGTGAGAAAATATTTAATACGCAGCTTCCTGTTTTCGGAAACGGAGAGGAGCATAAGCATATAGGCTCTGTTGTGCAAAATGATACGGGAGCAAACAAGTTTATAATAACACTTCTTAATCGCCACGGAAAGCCGTTCGATATGAGCGATGTAGAAAGCGTAACCTTTACAGTTTTGCGTCCAGACGGAAATATAGAGGTTGATTCGACCGCTTTTGATGTCAGCGGCAGCGGTGATGCCGGAACGGGAGCAGTTCCTGTCGATCCTAATGCACCGATTGCACCACCGCTTCCAGGAGCACCTAATGCACCGATAGGATCGGACACAGTAGGGGTGCAAGAAGGGAATATTGCGATTGATAAAGAAACATCTACGGTTATTATAATTCCGACATCGAGTGCTATTTCCGAGGCAGGAGAATGCTTTGCTACGCTTGAATTGTTTGATAAGCAGAAACGCAGAATATCAACAGCAAGAGTTTGTTTCAGCGTAGTATCCGACCTTGGCACAGGGTATGATTTTACACTTGATCCACACTATCCTGTCCTTACGAATTTGATTTATGCCTGCCAAGTCGTTCTTGAGGCAAGGGATGAGTACGAGAGCGTCAAAACAACGGTAGAAGATTGTGTGAGGTTGGCAAGTGATAGTGCATTGAAAGCAGAAGAAGCATTAAGTAAGATAGATGCCATCATTACAGACTTTATGAATATTGATTGTGGTGACTTTGAACCTGACCTTATAACGCATCAAGCGGGAAATTTTAAGGAGGCAGGATATGGCATATAGGAAATTACAGATAAGACGGGGAAATAAGGCGGATTTGCCTCAGCTTTCTGAGGGTGAATTTGGCTTTGTGAATGATGAAAATAAGCTGTACATAGGTAAGGCGGGCGGAGATGGTAATCAGCTTGTAGGCGGCGCGACGTCGGAGCTTGTTGTTACTTCGCTTTTGGCATCGAGCTGGGTGAATGGTGTATACGATTTTGAGCGGTCATATTCAAGCACGGAATATGACATCGAGATGTCGCCTTCGGGTACTTGCACAAAGGAGCAGCTTGAGGCGTACGGCAATGCCATTATTTTGGGCAGCAATAGTGCGAACAGAATTAAGGCGCTGGGCATAGTACCATCAATAGACATTCCGGTAAAATTAAAGGTGGTGAGTAAGTAATGGGTATAACGAATGTAGGCGGTGTGAATAGGCTGGAAAAAGTATGGCAAGGCATTTGTTCTACGCAAACTGCACTTGCGGCTAAGAAAGTTGATGTTGGTGAAGGATTTATATTAAAAAATGGTGTAAGAGTACGAATATATTTTGAAAATGCTTTTTCGAGTAATGTTGAAGCAACTTTGGATGTCAACGAAACGGGAGCTTTTACAATCATTACGTCTAATGGTACGGTACCTTTCACAAATGTAATTAAAAGCGGAACATACTGGAATTTAACTTATGTTGAAGATGCTTTCGGCCTTTCCGGTACCAACGTTTGGATAATTGAGAATACTCCTTTGGGCGGAAATCAGACTAAAGGTATTGTGGCTCTTTCGGATTTGCCGAGTAATTCGGTGGGCAGCGGTGAGGGGGTTGCCGCAACCCCGTTAGGTGTCAATAGAGCAATTCAAGCAGTTAAGGATATCGCTGATGCAGCATTTCCAAAGTCAGGTGGAACAATCACCGGTATGACAAAAATTGAAAACGAAGAAGCAACATTAATGTTGCAAGAGCCAAGCGGTAGTAGTTATATAACTGTATGGGCAAATTCAACTCAAGCAATTATAGGTGCTGAAAAAAGTGGTAATTCCGTAATAGAGGTAGAAGCAAGCGATGATGGAAGAATAACTGTTGAAGGAAAAACTGCAAATATTTCTCTTACAGCCAACGGAGTATCTCCAAGTCTAAACATAAGGGCCACAGGTATAAGACGATACGTAACAGGATTAACAGAGCCAAAGACAAAATTCGATGCGACTAATAAAGAGTATGTTGACAGCAGATTCCCTGGTGGCAGTATAATTCTTTTTTATACAAAGGATATGTCTGGACAAACAATACCGATTCCCGAAGGTTTTACACTTTGCGACGGGAATAATAATACACCGAATTTGACGGCACTTGCGCCAGCAGACTGTGTGTATATTTTGAGAGAACAGTAGAGAAAGGAGATTTTGTATGAAAGACATTACATACAGTACAAACAGCGAAAAGAAAATGTTCCAGGCCGTGCAGCGTGCAATCGGTGCTTATGACAATGGGATTATCGGTACGCAGACGATGAGCGATATCGCGGCAAAAGTCGGCGCTGATTGTTTTCCCGTAACACTTCAAATGTACGGTTATCCGGTCATTATCGGAAATGACCTTCTCGCATTTGACCCGAATGGCGGACTTAAAAACTACAATAATTCGCTATCAGGCAGCTTTACATATCAGAGCGGGAAGACTCCCTGCTCGATACTTATGAATAAGGGACAAGCTGTGTATTCGGCAGCGTGTCACGCTCATATCGGAAAGCCTGAAAGTGTGCTTTACAGGCTCAATAGCGGCACGTTCGGTCTCAAGAAATGTAAGAGTACGGCAGAATTGCCAAAAGGCGTTCGTTGGGCTGTCGGTGGAATGGGTTTACTCAGTGCGTACGATCCTGCGGGCGAAGGCTTCAGCGGTGCATACAGCGATGTACTTAGAAAAACTAATCATACTGTCCTTGCGGTCAAGAACAGTAAAGTTTACGGAGTATACTACAAGAATATGACGGCGGCGCAGATAAACGTACACTGCCGAGACAAGATGCAATTTGAACTTGCGATTATGCTTGATGGCGGACACATAGCGGCGATTAATGGAACAGAAAAATTCGCGAGGATAAATACGTCGCAGATGCAGGGATACGGACTGCAATTTATATAAGAACTACCGAGAATTTCTCGGTAGTTGGGAAATGAACAGTTAAGGATTTTTTATGGTTGAGGAGGAAAACAGTATGCCATATATAATGGATGGCAGGCTCGTTAAGAATTTTACACTGGCCGAGATGACGAATAAGCAGGCGGCGGATAATATAAAGCTTGCGCTTACTCCTGAGGTAGTCGAGCACGCTGAGATGATGCAAGAGCTGCGAGATTGCTACGGCAAGCCGCTCAATGTGTCGAGCTGGTATAGGACTAAGGCCTTTAATAAGAAATGCGGCGGAGCTTTAAACTCCGCTCATCTTGACGGGCGTGCGACTGATATAAACAACATAGACACGAAAGACAATGAGGCTGTAAAGAGATTTACGTACTGGTGGCAAGCCATATGCACGATGCACGATAAAATCGGAGGGGTTGAAGTGTACAAGTGGGGAATGCACTTCGACAGCCATTCGGATAAATTCGGTTGTAAAGCGTTTAGATATAAAGACAACAGATAGGAGGGGTTATTATGGATACTATAATGGCGTTTATACTGACTGTGCTGGGGAGTAATGCGTTTACCTGCCTTGTGCAGTATAAGTTGAATAAGAAAAGTAAAGATAGCGAGGGGCAGGCGTTGCTTCGTAAGACCCTTGCAGCCGTTACATATGGAACAATTTCAAATGAAATAGAGAGGCTCTTAACAAAGGGTTTTGCGACACCAGATGAGCGTCATACGCTGAATATATTATTTGATGCATACAAAGCGAACGGGTGGAACGGCGATATGGACGCGAGAATGGAGAAGGTATATCGCTTGAGAACGGACAGGGCGGAGGAAGAAGATGAAAGAGAAGATATTTAGAAAGTTGCAGAGCCGTAAATTTTGGGTAGCACTGTCTACTATTATATCGGGCGTTATGATGATGTTCGGGTATGCGGAGAGCTCTGCTGAAGTTATTGCGGGCGCGATTGTTGCCGCGGGCGGCGCTATCGGATATATGTTGTCGGAGGGTATGATAGATGCGGCGAGTGTAAAAAAGATTGTTGATTCTGCGAATACGATAGTGGATGTGGTGAAGGATCCAGATGTAAAGAAAAATATTTTATAGAGCAAGGAGGTATTAAGATGGCGGTAAATCAGAAAGTTATAGATCAAGCAAAAAAAGATTATGCGGCGGCGTACGCAAAAGGTGATAAGGCAGGTATGGCATCCGCACACGCAGCGGCAGAGGCTGAAAGAGCGAAGGCCGGATATTCGGGAGGAGCGGACGGATCTAAAAATATTCCGCTTAATCAAAACGCTTCAGGAAACTCGAAAAGCAGTTCAAAATCTTCATCATCGGGTAAGTCATCAAGCAGTAGATATAATACTACAGTATATACTCCTGAAGGCAGCGCTGTTTCAGGATACATTCAAGACGGTAAGACTTATCTCTCGGATGGTACGCGTATAGGTGAAGGATATACGAGTGTTGATAAGAGCGGACGTTACTGGACAATAAAAGATGGTAAGGGTGTAGAGGTCGGAAATCAGAGTGATGGTGTTGATGTTGAGAGATCCGGACAATCTGATTACGCAAAGACATATGATGATCTTGAACGAAAGCAGCAGGAAGCTTACGATAATATACTTGCACAGCAGAAAGCAGCAACGGATGCAGGTATAAGGCAGAGTGTAAATGCGCTTGAAAAACAGAAAACGGGAATAAATGATGCTATGGACAACGCAGCGCGTGAGGCGTGGATTAGTCTTATGAAATCTAAAAAAGAGCTTCCTGAGCAGTATGCTGCAGCGGGAATGAGTGGTGGTATCACGGAATCGGGGCTTATAAACCTTGACAATACTTATGCAAATAATATTAAGGACATAAATACGAAAAGGATATCGCAGCTCACGGATATTGATAATGCTATAACCGATGTCCGCTTGACAGGAGACATAGAAAAAGCTCAGCAGGCGGTAAATATTGCGCAGCAGGCGGCGGAATCGTATTTATCTCTTGCAACAAACAGGCTTGCGCTTGAAAGGGAGCTTACATCTGAAGCGAAAGACGACGAGGAAAGGCAGCTTCAATATTATCTGACTTATATTGATGCCTATGCAGATAATCCACAGGCGGAAATAAATAGGCTTTTGGCACAGGGAGTATCGGAAACGGATCCGCGCGTAATGGCGCTTAAGAGCCTTATTACGCAAACAAAGGCTAAGCAATCAAAATCATTTTCAAATTCATCGGCGTGGAGTAACAAGGCGTCTGGAAATGATCGCACTGTAAATGGGCTTGATGTGAGTGGTACAGACTATCAGCGTGTACTTGCGGCTCTTGGCAGGTACTATGATTCTCCGACAGCAACTGATAATGGAGCAAAAACAGTTATTAACAGTGATATCTGGATGTCAGATGACGACAAGGATAAGCTTATAAAGGCTCTCGGTCTTTAAGAGGAGGGTAATATGGCAATAGAACTTAATACTATAAAAAAGAAAAAGGATAATAAAAATGATGTGAACAAGGCTGTTTCCAACGGAAGCAGCCTTGTTAGTAATCCGATAAAAAGATCTGATGGAACGGCAATAAAAGGAACCTCTAAAAGGCTGTATGAGGTGACAGGTCAAAAGAATACTGCAAAGCCACTTTCGAATATGATTGCTATGCAGTTTTCCGGTAATGCGGTGGCAAGGAATAATGCGATTGCAGGAGTAAAGACTTATAATGCTATGAAGTCATATGGAAATGCAAGCAAAGAGACTGCAGAGAAGTATAAAAAGATAGCGGCGTCAAAAGAAATTCAGAATAAAGCCAAGGGAAAAAGCTATTTGAAAAAAGAATTACCCAAATCGGGTCTTATTCTTGGAGGTGATCCAGTAGCGAGAAACAGGGCTATTCAGACGGGAATTAAAGCGAATGCAACTGAAGAGGAAAGAGAAGTGCAGGCGGCAAAGGATTTAATTGCTGCGGCAAATTCACCTGTGGAGAGATTTATGCAGGGCCTCGGACGCGGTCTTGCGCTTGGGCCGACTACGCGTTTTAGCTGGCAGGAGGAAACACCTGCAGAAAAAATGGTATCGGATCTTGTCAATAACACTACATCGGGTGCTGCAGGTAATATGGTAGGCGAGGCGCTGCCGTATTTAATGGCGTACGGTAAGTTTGGCGGAGCCGTTGGAAAAGCGGCAATGAAGCTTCCGGGAGCGGCAAAGCTCGGAAAATTCGGGCAGGGCGCATTAAAGAGTGTGGCAGCTGACGCTGTACTTGGTGCACCGCTCAATGTAAACTATGTGCTTAATAAACAGGGGCTGCGCGGTGAGGAAGCGGTAAATGAATTTGCAAAGCAGGAAGCGTTTGATTTTGGGCTTGGAGTAGGTATGGAGTTTATCGGTGCGGCGTTCAAGAAGCTGCGTGGGAAAAACCTTACAAGTAGCGCTGACTTGCTTAATTTGAGCGTGAGTGAAAGGGCAGAGGTTGAATCGTACGCCGAAAGGCTAAAAAGGCTTGCCGATGAGAGCAATGCGAGAAAGGGTAAAAATCAGATTGATAACGGCGTGCTGGAGGCGTGGGACGCTGATACTTTTGCGAATCAGCGCGGCCTTTTGCCGCCAAAAAACGAGATTATAAAAAAATCGTACACAATAGACAGTGAGCGTGTAGGTAGAGAAATGCCGAAAACTGTAACACCGGGTGATTTGTTGTATAAAGGCACATCGTACATAAATGCTGATACTGTGGACTTAAAACATAGAAAAGTCTATAACGAATACATTTTATCAACAGATAAGGAAATAAAAAAATTTGTAGAGAAAGTGAGAAATAGTAGTGTCAGCAAAAAGGCGAGTAAAAAAATGTCAGAAGTCACAATTCCGGAGAGTTTAAGAATACGCGATTTAATAGGTAAAGATGTTAGTGGATATCATCACAGATTACATTCAAACACTGTAGAGCATATAAATCAACGCCACGGAATTAAAGGAAAGGCTGATAACAGCATGGCTGATATTAATGATATTGCGCGTATTGACTATGTAATGCGAAACGCTGACAATATTGACATAGTAAGAAACAATAAAGGTGAGCCTGATACGACAACGGCTTTTTTGAATTCTGACAATTCTCCGGCACCGCTCATTCGGTATGAGAAACGAGTAGACGGGCACTATTATGTTGTGAGTGCAGTTCCTGATAATGCAAATAAAACAATAGATGTAGTATCTGCATACATTAAAAAAGCCGATACAGATGTATCGGCAAGCAGACTGGACGGTAGAATGACCAAAGCCCAACACCAAACGTCCGAAACGCCAACCAGCATTGCACTGAACAGTGCTACTGCTACTAATAGTATACTACCAACTGTACGGGGAAATGTCAAGAAAGATATTCCTCATAATGTTACTGTTGAGAATAGACGATTAATGCAGAATGATTTATCAGAATATCTTAAAGTTGGAACTGAAAAAGTAAAATATAAAAAAAGAAAACTTTACGGCGAATTTAACAGTCCGGAGCTTGACGAGATAATGAGCCGCAATATGGATACCATAGGGCAAGGAAGACCACGCATTCTCAAGAGCTATGTAGATGAGAATGTCGAAAGGCCTTATACGATAGACAGCGAGCGCGCAAACAGGGAGCTGCCGAGAACGGTAGCGCCGGGGGAATTGCAAACAACTAAACTTAATCCACCGGTACAGGAACGCAGTGTTATAGGCGTTAAGGAAAGCCATACTTTAGAGCAGAGAAAAACGATACAGGATTATAAAAATTCAATCGACAACGGGCTCTTTGGCTTTGTGGAAAAGGTGAAAAATCTCAGCGATAAAAATGTAGCAAGCAAATTGAATTACAATTTAGGTGATGTAAGCGGCAAAGCAAAAAAAGATGTGCGAGCGCTTACTGGGGTTGATGTGGCAGGATATACACACAATATAAACGGAAGTGCAATAAATCACATAGAAGAAAGACACGGAATAAGCGGAGCTGCTGACAGTACAATGCGCAACAGTGAGGATGTTGCCCGTATTAAGTATGTACTTAATAATTATGACAATGTAGATTTGTTGAACGTTGACAAGAAAGACGAGAAATTATTTAAGGCTTTTGCAAATTCAGATCAAACGCCATCGATTGGAGTTAGATATGAAAAGGCGATTGATGGTACATATTATGTTGTGGAAGCTGTGCCTGATAGTAAAGCAAAGAAGATGCAGGTAATAAGCGCGTATATATCCGAAAATAAAACAGAAGCACCGCTGCTGGTGAACATGGATAACTCCCCGCACCCTACGCCCGAAGCGTTTGCCGCATCTACTTCTGCTACTAATAGTATACTACCAACTGTACGGGGAAATGTCAAGAAAGATATTCCTCATAATGTTACTGTTGAGAATAGACGATTAATGCAGAATGATTTATCAGAATATCTTAAAGTTGGAACTGAAAAAGTAAAATATAAAAAAAGAAAACTTTTTGATAACGGAGAAAGACTGATTTTATCAAATGATAAGGAAATAAGAAGTTTTATTACTGATGCAGTAGAAGGAAAGGTTAAGGATGTAGAAAAAGCTTATGGAAAAACCGGTGGCAGGTTTATCGAAGAAGTAAAACGGATTACAGGCGATGATGTTGATCTTTCTGGGTATTATCTTGAACTCAGCGCAAATGATTTAAAACATTCATATAATAATCATATAAAGCCGAAAGAGGTGGGCGATATTTTTTTGAGTCGTGATGATTATCTTAAAGTCGCTGACTATATAGATAGTTACGATGATGTTTTAGAAGTTGTAAACACAAAGAACGGTATACGAATACAGTTGGGAAAGAAGATAAATGGGTATTCAGTAATAACAGAAATGGTTTCGGATTCGAAGAAATCCATAAAATTTAAAAATATGTGGGGTATCAGCACTGCCAAATATAATGAAAGGTATAAAAAAAAGCACCCCCGCACGCTACGAGCCTCATTACAGCAAAAGCTTCCTGAGTCATACTCGTATGCTAATACAGGGAATACTTTTAATGCTATGTTATCAGAAGAAATTGAGAATGTCAAGAAAGATGTTCCTCTTATAGAAAATATGGTGGCAGATCAGATGAGCGTAAAAAGTAAACCTGCTGCGGAAAGTGTAAAAAAAAGGCTTTTTGATTTTTCACGCAAGTTGTATACAGGGACAGTGGACAATCTCTATCCTTTGGCGAGGCTCGATGAAAAAGTGAAGATACTTTCCTCAAATATGCGTAAATCGAAAGGAACGGCGGACAGTATACTGCATAACGGTATGGTGGATATGGCAGGCAGGAATATAGCTCCTTCGATTGACGGTGTTGTTATGGCGCTTGATGATGTTTTTGCTTCGGTGGCCGATAAGAACGCTTTTAATGAGTATCTTTTACATAAGGTAAATATAGAAAGAGGACCGATGGGTAAAGGGATACTCGATAATGTGAGTGCTGCTGAAAGTAGAAGTGCTGTAAAGAGTTTTGAAAAAATGTATCCTCAGTTTAAGACGCTCAGCGATTTTGTATATGCGAATAACGATGTTCTGATTGATGAATGGTATGTGAAATCGGGGCTTATATCAAAAGAACTCGGCGAAAAGCTTAAGAAGATGTACCGTAACTATGTGCCTGTGATGAGAGACGGTGTAACTAATACAGAGGGATTCAATAAGAAAGTTATAAGCGCGGCGCAAATGGTAAAAGAGGCAAAGGGCGGCAATAAGTCTATAATTGCGCCGAATGTTGCGCTTGCTATTCATACGGAAAAGGCTGTGAGGGCGGCGAGAATGAATGAGCTTAATCTGGCGATTCTTGATATGGTAAGGAAGAATCCTGATCAGTTTGAAGGTGCGATAAAGCTTGCCGACGGGAATATAGCGAAGTATGAAAATACGATAATAAAAAACAGCAGCGAGCTTCTAAATGAAGAAGGGCTTGACGCAATGGACAATGTGCTTGATAATCTTATGGGCAAAGATATCAAGGGAAACTATTATGTTGTAGCTATGGAAACCGGAAAGCCTGTGCGTATGAATGTGAATGAGGAGATATACAATGCGCTTAATACGCTGCAGAGGAATCCGTCGGATGAGACTGCGACTAAAATGCTTAATATTGTAAATAAGTATTGGTCGGGACCTTTTAAGGCGCTCATAACAGGGCTTAATCCGTTTTTTGCCGTAAGAAATGCGATAAGGGATGTTCCGACAGCTTATATACAGGGTACGGAGAACAATATATTTAAGTTTATGAAGAATATGTTTGACGCCACAAAAGGCATTGTCAAAAACGATCCGATGTTTCAGGAGTATGTGGCGCTTGGAGGCAAGCAGGGCGGATACTTTAATGTGGAAGGCGGACTCGGTGCGCCGAAGGGACTACGGAAGAAGCTTTCCAAACCTGTTGAGCTTGTTACAGCAATAAATGAATTGACGGAAGCGGCACCGAGGTACGGAGAATATCTTGGTACTTTGAAGAGGTCAGAGGGCGGACTTAAGAATGCTTCGTACGATGATATTCAAAGGGCTCTTTATAATTCGGGTGAAGTGACTGTAAACTTCGGAAGATCCGGAGATATCGCAAAGACGGTTGATAAATTTGTGCCGTATTTGAATCCTGCGGTGCAGGGTATTGATAAATTTTTCCGCTCTATGGGTTCAAGTCCTGCGACTGCGGCGAAGGCGGCTATGGTGCTTTCGATACCGACGGTATCGCTTCATCTTTATAATCAGGCATACCATAAGGAGGCGTATAACAGACTTGATGACCGCACGAAGGATACATATTACTGCTTTTATATTCCAAACAGTGACGGAAAGTTTGTGAGGATTCCGAAGAGCAGAGAAGCAGGGGTACTGTTTTCAGTGCTGCCGGAGAGAATGCTGAGGTATATGGGCGGCGACGATGAGGCTTTCCGCGGGTTTGGAAATACGGTGGCGACGAATTTTGCGCCGCAGAGTCCTGTCGAGAATAATATTCTTGCGCCTGCGGTTTATTATCTGCCGCAGAACAAGGATTTTGCGGGGCGTACGATTGTGCCGGACAGGCTAAAGGATTTGTATGCGTATGAACAGTATGATGAGAAAACTTCTGAGGTAGCAAAGTGGCTTGGCAGCGCGGCGGCGGAGCTTGGTATAAATAACGGCGAGGGGCTTTCTCCGAAGCAGATTGACTATATTATTGATAGTTATACGGGTATAATAGGTGATGTGCTTATTCCGGCGACGACGGAGGGCGGCAATGTGTTTGAAAAGGTTGTTACGGGTCCGTTTGTTGCTGATAATGTGTATAGCAATAACATTCAGAATGATTTTTACAGTGCTATGGACAGCATAAACAAGGAGAGAAATCATATTGATATGAGCGGCAGCGCGGAGTCGTGGCAGCGGACGCCTGAAGATAAGATGTACAGCTATTATCTTGAGGCCTCGAAAGAAATGTCAGATCTGAGGAAGAGGGAGCGCGAGCTTGCGACACTGCCGAACAGCAAGGAAAAGAGTGAAGCGCAGCGGGAGCTGCGTAAACAGATAAATGCCATTGCAGAAGAGGCGCTTGCAGGATCCGATAGGGCGTATGCCGGATATAAGGCTGAGTATATTCCTGAAATTTCCGATATGAGTGAAGAAAAGCAGGAGTTTTACAGGAAGAAGCTTAGGCCGCTCGGTATGAGTGCTTCGGAGTATAAGAGTTTGCTTAACAGCTTTGATGCGGACGGAAATCACAGTATTTCGCAGAAAGAGGTTAGGGCGGTGCTTGATGATTCAGGACTTTCTGAGACGAAGAAGGCACTGATGTTTGAGATAGCGTGTCCAAATGCGAAGAACAATCCGTATAGGTAGGAGTGAAAGGCGGGGTGTTTGGAGATACCTTGCCTTTAGTTATATGAAGTTGAAAATTTATTAACCTTAAATAGGTTGATATTTTTCTAAAAAATAGCAGAAAAATAGATTGACAAAAGGTTAAAAATGGATATAATAAAATTATCATATATTTTTTATATGGTTTAGGAGGAGAAATGAAATGTTGACGGATTTCGGAAAGGTATGCAGGAAACTAAGAATTGATAATGATGAGATTCTTGCAAATATGTCTCAAAAGTTGGGGGTAGCTGCTTCGTTCCTGTCCGCGGTTGAAAATGGACGTAAGAATGTTCCGGATGGTTGGTATGAAAAAATAGTTAATGTATACGAACTGTCTGAAGTAGCTGCATCGGAATTGCAAAAGGCAATTGAAGATTCACAGCGACAAATCAAGATTCAATTAGAGAGTTTACAGAGTGATGACAGAAAGTTGGTATTGTCATTTGCTCGTAAGTTTGAACAATTGAATTCGGAAAGCAAGAGAATTATTTGTAGTATTTTAAATGAAGAATAAAGAAGGGAAGGGATATGTTTGGGAGAAATATATAAGGCGGCGCCTTTATCAAGAGAACAAATTGCTAATATTGCTCATATGGTAAGAAAACTTTTAGGAATAGATGATGATGTTTACTATGTCAATATTATGAAGGTTGTGGAAATAACGCTTAAAAAATTGATTCCCCAATTCGATATTATAGTGATTCCGGATGAAAATATGAGTGCTATGGCAGTTACATATCCGGATGAAGACATAATGATAATAAAAGAAAGTGTGTATAATGGTGCTGTTAAAGGAAATGGAAGAGACAGATTTACCTTAGCACACGAGCTGGCTCATTACATTCTGCATAATGATGTTTCTATTTGTTTTGCAAGGGGGTCAGAAGAAGTTAAGGTGTATGAAAATCCTGAATGGCAAGCGGATGTATTTGCAGGAGAATTCCTTATGCTGCGTAAATTAATCTATAATGAAAATCCTGAGTATATATCAGTGAAATGCGGGGTTTCACGAAAGGCAGCAAATTATCAACATAAAAAAATAAGAAGGATATAAAATCCCACTTATTTTTTAATAAATAGCAGTTGATTGTTGGCGCAATCAACATTCTGGACACATGGCTCGCACGGTCCGAATTCTAAGTACATAATAGTAGCTTAACACATTGTAAGCTATTTTGCAAGAGTTTTGTTTCGAGCCGGAAAGGTAAGAGTTTGAAATGAATAATAAAAAAACAAGATTGCTTGGAGAAAAGCCAATAAGGTACATTTTCAGAGCATCTAAAATGTCAAATGGTGTAAGAATATACGCTAAAGACTATGGAAAGAAAGCATTCATTATCCCAATTTACAAGTAGGAGGAACCTTAATGGCTAAAACCAAAACGAGTACTCGAGGAGTACAGAAGAAAAAAATTGTTCCGGTAAAACCATATAAAAGGGCAGATGGAACAAAAGTGTCGGGTCATAGAAGATCTACACCAAATTAGAAATAAAGCCGAGCAAAAATGCTCGGCTTTATAATATGTTATTGACGTTCGGTGGTCCGGATGGTAATAACATATAATTATCCATAAAAAAATATGCTGATGCTTTCTTCGGGGCGTGAGAATACGATTTTTTCTATGCTGTTTGAAAGAAAAGTATTTTTTTCTGCAATACTTGTGTTGCTTTTAATAATGTCTATAATGCCGGTTATTCTATTTTTGATTTCTTCCTGTGTTGCTTTCGGTTGTTCTACCGGCATTTCAGATTGTATACGTTTGATTTCAGCGAGTATTCTTGTCTTTGTAGTATTATATTCATCAAGATTGTCAAAGCCGCTCAAATAGGCCTCTTTGGCCCTTACGAGCATAGCTTCATAACGCTCGATTTCTTTTTCCTTTAAAGTGCGTTCTATTTGCTCTCTTTTTGAAGTCGATATGGTTGATATATATACTCCGGGCATTGAAAGCTGCATGAGTGCTGAAAGCAAGGCATTTTCTATTTTTTGTTCGCTTATGTAATGTGAGACTTCACATTGGCCGTGAGAGTACTTATAGCATTGAAAACCGCGAGTAGCCGCAGAGTACACAAGGGTGGATCCGCAGCTTCCGCATTTAAGTATACCAGAAAGATAATGTTTTTTTGTATCTGCAGGACGTGATTTACGAGTTTTGTATGCTTTTTCGGATATATATTTTTCGTGTACTTTATTCCATATATCTTCACTTACTATCTGCTCGTGTGTGGATTTTACGATTATTGTGTTGGGGTCATCGTAAATGCGTCTTGATACTGTTTTCTGCGGTGTCCAGCGTACATATCCTTTATATATAGGATTATTTAATATGTATTCAATTTGTCTGTTATCAAATCTGTTGCCGCGTTTTGTTCTTGCACCTATATCATTTAGGCGCCTTGCTATTGCAAATGGAGTGCTACCGGTAAGATAGGCATCAAAAATATAGCGAACATTTTTCGCTTCATCTTCATATATTTGCAGTTCTTCTCCGGGCTTTTTGATGTAGCCATAAGCAGGGGACGTTTGGGTTTCGCCGCGTTTTGCTTTTTCGGTCATTCCACGTTTAACTTCTTCACCGAGGTTGATTGAGTAGTATTCGTCACTCCATTCGATGATGCGTTCGATGAGCTGTCCAAACGGACCTTCGATGAGTGGCTCGGAGACGCTTATTACATCTATATCGAGTTTTTTACGAAGCATATTTTTGTAGAGTATGGCTTCTTCTTGATTTCTTGCAAATCGTGAGAACTTCCATATAAGAATGACATCAAAAGGGCGGGGTATAGTCTTGGCAAGACCTATCATTTCATTAAAAGCATTGCGCTTTTTTGCTGTTCGTCCGGAGATACCCTCGTCCATAAAGATAAATTGAGGGTCTATCTTTATGTTGTTACGCAGGGCATATTCTTTAATTTTTTCAATTTGAGAGTCAGGTGAGTATTCAAGCTGATCATCGGTGCTGACTCGTATGTATGCTGCTCCGGTTTTCATATAATGCTCCTTAAATTTACTTTTAGCAGGGTTGTATCATTATAGCCTTTTGGCATTCGTTTTCACGCAGGTTATTTATAAATATAACTATTTTTTTGATTTTAATTGAAACTCTTATACTAAACTTTTTATACTAACTATATTTGTGATGACGATTTAGTTAAAATTTTCGTCGTATTGAAATATGGTAGCGATTGCTGCGATAGTATTATATGTAACGAACTTATGTAATTGCAGTAATAATATATGGGACCCGAACTGAAAAGGAAGGTGTGTTTTATGTTCGCAGTAATGTATATAGAATTTTACGATCCACGAGTCTATGCAATTGTCATAAGAAGTACCAAAGTAATGTATATAAATAATAATTTCAATCACATAACACAAATAATACTACTCCGTTAATTCAAAGCATAAATCGGGTCCTTAAATTATTCGTTATAAACCGTGTTGATCATATCTTAGTTTATGCAATAAGGGCAAGCGCTTGGTTTTGGATCAACTTTTGTAAGAAAATCTTTTGAAAAAACATCGCAATATTGTAAATCATAATAATTACAGGAATAAGTGTGATATGTATTAGTCGTATAATCCAAAATGTATGTTGTGCTTCTGTAGAATTCGAGTTCTTCGCTTTCGTATTCAACGTAAACTGTATCAGTTTTTGATGTCATTACCATACCTTCGGTTTCATTTCTCCACCCACCGCTTAAATTCAGAGCAACTATAATATCAGAGGATAATGGAACATATGTAACACTGTTTATAACTATAGGATAATATCCAAGCATATTATTTAAGTTTTCACCATTTACCCATATTGGATATGAAGGACGTGTGTATGAAGTCTTTACAGCTGTATTCCTTGCCTGCGATGTTGAGGATACATAGGTGCTCTTTGTTGAAGTAGAGGATGATGAAGATGAATAAGGGCATACACCATTCGGATGCAGATGAGCCGAATATCCGTGATGATAATGATAACTTCCAAGTCCGCTCGCGTTTTTATTATCTCTGTGGCCGCCGCTGCTGTCGGTCCTGCCGCTATGTGCAAGAGATACGAGGGGAATGGTAAAAACAACGATAAGTATTATTGCAATAATTCTAAATTCCTTCTTTTTCATTTTGATACTCCTTTATTTTGCTTTGGTATGTGGAGTTGGTATTACGATAAGATCTTCTTCGGAAGTGAAGCCGAATTCATCGGGCTGCTTATGCTCTAAAGAAGAGCGTTCGTATTCTTTATCCAATAAAAAATCAATAACTTCTTTGCCGTGCTTATCGAGAGCACGGTATTTTTTGATAATTTTCAAGTCATTATCAGAAATCACATTAGCAGTTTCATCGGCTTCTAATGTTTTAAGGCCAAGTTGCAGAAGAGAAACAACAGCCTTTGTTTGCGTGTTTATACGATTGTTATAACGGAAACTTGAGACTTTATTATATAAATCGTCATCCAATGTGATTGAAAATCTCTGTCTTTCGGTAGTCATCTTTACTTCCTCCTTTTCTATGATTATACACCATAGATGTAAAGGTGTAAATAAATATTTCACCAAAAAATCAAAAAACATCTTGACATTGGTGAAATGATGAAATATAATCAAGAAAAAGATGAATTGGTGAAAAATGAGGTGAAGTTATGAATGAAACTATAACAAAGAGAATGTCTTTGACGCTTCCTGCAGATTTAGAAAACAAAGTGGTGGAACTTAGACGTTCGGAAAAGTTTTGCAGATCATCGTATTCTGAAATCCTAAGATTTCTCATAAGGTCAGGTATAGAAATCTATGAAGAGGGTCATAGGAAAGGAACTGCAAGTAGATGATGTATAGGACAAATTAAAGAATGCATACGATTTGAAAGGAGGTGAAGAAATGGCAATAACGATAAGGTTAATAATGGTAACATTCGATGAAAGTGGAAACAGAATAGAAACACCGTGGGAGCTTGTTCCTGATGAGGAGAAGTCTGTTATTGCACAGAGATTCACCGATAATTGTATGCGTGCAATAGGCTACGAAAGAGTAGAAGCAGTTAAACAAGAAGAAACGAGGTAGTGAGCAAATGTGTTATTACGAAAGCTGTGCAGTACCAAAACCGAAAAAGAAGAAAAACAAGCTGCTGTGCAATGGCTGGAAGGACAAGCCTATGCGCTTCTGCGCAGAGACTGGTGCGCCATATGCGGAGCGGCACGAGATTTTCGGCGGAGCAAACAGGCAGAAGTCTATAAAATACGGGCTACAGGTGAATTTGTCACACGATGTGCACGAGAGAGTGACGAATCCGCGGACAGAAGAAGACCTTGCACTTGTACAGCAGTACAAGGAAATGGGACAGATGAAATTTGAAGCACTTATGCGTGGTGAGGGTCTGACAGCTGTGCAGGCGCGCAAGATGTTTATGTTTGAGTTCGGCAAGAATTATCTACCAGTGATAGGAGAAGAAGGAGTTTAGAAAATGACAGGAATATGCAAGTATTGCGGACAAGCGAAAGAAGTATTCGATGCACAAAGTCAGCAAGGAGTCGACGAGCAGGCAACAGCAGAATGCAGTTGCGAGAAAGCGACATTTGAGCGTCGCAAGAAGGATGCCAAGGAAAAGGTAAAAGAGCTGTTCGGTAAGGGGGCGGGCGATTACGGATTCAGCGAAGCGTCGAAACTCGAATGCGCGCTGATAGAGGATACGGCGCTTAAGGTATTGCAGGGAGATGTTCGCAAGGCAAATTATGATATAGCCTGCGGCGACAAGGTCTCAATCAAGGAAAACGCAGACGGTAAAGTTGTAATTAATCGCACGCGAAAGCTGATCGGGTCCGTAAAGATATGACGGTATGCGCTGTATGCGGTAAAACGCATATGGAAGTACGCGAATGGCGGCCGTGCCCGCTTAAGGGCGGTGCACTTATTTGCGGATCGGAACACTGCGATGCTTGCTGGCACAAAAGAAAAGAGGGCGACAATATAAGCCCGTGGTGTTGTTATTGGGTGGGCAGGGAGCGGCCGATAAGCCGCAACAACCAAATACAAACGCTGTACGCGCGAATATCAATAATAACAAGGGAAATGCGCAAGGCGTATCGGTACAATAATCCGAAACGTGGTCGCGAGATCGAGGAAGAAGTTACAAGACTTACGTTTGAGCTGCGGATGATTGAAAAAAAGTAAATAATCTGCGGGTACTGTCGGCGGCGCTCATATTTTTTCTCCGAAAAATATAAAAATTAGCTGATATTGCTCGACGATGGGAATCCTCCATTGAATATAAAAAGTGGCGGAGATCGCGCCGTCGACAGTGCCCGCAAATAACAAAAAATGTGTTCTCCGTACGCAGTACTTAAGAATAAGTTATTGCTTTGAAATCGCAAAGGATATGAGAGACGTTTTCTTGATAAGGTGTAAATTTGCTTTTATATCTTTGAGGAAAGGAGAAGTAAGTGCTGCGTACAGAGGGCACAGGAAAGGAACGAAAGATGAAAAGAGATGAGGACAGAGGAATAAGGCTGTTTTTAATAGCGACGCTGATAGTAACCGCATTCCTGCCGTGGCCATCGGAGCGTTTTGCGGAGGACAAGCCGGAAGAGCCGACTGCGGCGGAAGCAGTAGCAGAATACCGCGAGCTGGCGCCGCTTTACGATGTACCGCTTGCGACAGAAATTCAAAGGTACATAATGAACGCCGCGGATTATTACGGCATCGAGCCAGCACTCGTCCTCGCTGTAATCGAAAAAGAGAGCCAATATAATGCCGCAGCAATCGGTGACGGTGGAGACAGCATCGGGCTGATGCAGATTCAGCCACGCTGGCACACTGAAAGAATGGACAGGCTCGGAGCAAACGATCTATTCAACCCGTACGATAATGTCAGTGTCGGAATTAACATTCTCGCCGAATATATAGCGGTAGGAAATGGCGAAACGTGGGCACTTATGGCGTACAGCGGCGGCGCTGTTTACGCCAACAAAATGGCCGCCAAGGGAAAAGTCAGCAGTTACGCGCAGAACGTAATTGAAATAAAAAACCGGATTCTGTCCGAATACAAGGAAGAGGAAAATGATTATTAAGAAAGGAACGAAATTGCGCGTTGAGCATCAGAGAAAAGGGCAATTTTATGGAGAGGCGTACGAAGATTTTGATACGGAAAAAGATGAATGGTATCCGATTCAAGCAGCGGAGTATGTAGAGGGGGAGTCTTCATATTGGGAGCCGGGAGAAAAAATTCCGTGCAGAAATATTTTTACTAAAGTGTCACATGTGGAGTGACGTGAGGAGGAGACAATGGGTAGATTAACAACGATGACGCCAAAAGGACCGGCATTAAAACTCGACAATCCAACGACGGAACAAGAAGCGAGAGAGCAGCTTATGGAGAAATATACAATAGCCATAAGAAAACTTGCGAGATATGAGGATTTGGAAGAACAAGGTAGATTGGTAGAAATGCCTTGTGCGGCAAATGATATGATGCACTTGATTTTGCGCCCGCAAAAGGCGGAGAAATACAGATTATCGGATCCATACCGGTTAAGGAGCTTGAAAGGAGAAGCAAAATGACAATCAATGAAATGGTAGTACGCGCACACGAGAATGCACAATTGCACGGATTTTATGACGATCCGCCTGAGCTCGGCACGGCAATAGCGCTTATACATAGCGAACTATCGGAGGCGCTCGAAGCGTTGCGTAAAGACGACAAAGAAAACTTTGCGGTGGAGCTTGCGGACACCGCGATACGAATCGCCGACCTCTGCGGATACTGCGACATAGACCTCGAAGCGGTCATTGAGAAAAAGATGAAATATAACGAGAGCCGCCCGTATAAGCACGGCAAGAAATTCTAAAAAGGCGAGATGAAGATGAAGATTAAGTTTTGTGAAATATGCGGTAGATCATTTGATGCAAAGGGGAATACAAAATGCTGCAGTGAGGAATGCTCAAAAAAAGCGCGGGCAAAGCTTGTAAAAGAGACGAATCAAAGGACGAGCAAAGAAAGACAATCATATATGAAAGAAAATGCTCGGAGCAAAATGGAGCGAGGGAGACCACGAAAAAAAGGCGACGGAAATAAAAGCCTCGTAACCAAGAATAAAGAGGCGCGGGCTCTCGGGATAAGTTACGGCAAGTATGCCGCCCGTGAAGCCGCAGCGGCTGTAAAGGTAAACGTAAACATTGAAAGAGAAAAGGTATAAGAAGATGGATATGGAGTATGAAATTATAAAAGAGATAGGGGTTATATCGGTAAATACGTCTTCGGGTTGGCGCAAAGAAGTGAATCTTATATCCTGGAGTAAGCGGGTGCCAAAGATTGATATAAGGGACTGGAGTTCCGACAGGAGTAAGATGAGCAAGGGAATTACGTTTACTGATGAAGAGGCGAAAAGTCTTGCCGGTATACTCGGCGAGTATTTAAAATAAAGTTTACATTTATATATTGAAAGTGGACGAGCTCGTGTGTAGAGCATAAAACTTGGTATAGGTTATTAACTTTAGAACGGGAGAGTGCGGAAATGGGAGCGGTACTTGAAACTATCTTTGCAGGCGGAGTGATATTTCAGAGGAAAATTGAAAAGAGAAGAAGAGGCAAGGGAGAAACGAGAATGCCGAAGGCGAATCCTACACCTGAAGCTGTGAAAAAATTAAATTTCAGGAACAGTGTCCGCACACTTCTTATAAAGCTTCTCCACAATTTTATGCCGGGTGATTATCACCTGGTATGTACATATAGGGGATTGCCGCCGACGAAGGAAGAGGCGAGGGACAATATACGCGGTATGAAAAGGAGAATGCGCACTAAATATAAAGCAAACGGAGAAATTTTCAAGTGGATTGAAACGACGGAATATAAGAACAAGCGCATACATCATCATCTTGTGGTAAATGCGGGAATATCTATATCGGATATTCAGGCAATGTGGGAGGAATACGGCTCTGTACACGTGCGCGTACTCCGTAAAGACAGGGATTGGCGTAAACTCGCTGAATATCTTGTAAAAGAAACACAGAGAACATTCAGAGACCCCGATGCGTACGGAAGACATCGTTATACCTGTAGTCGCAATCTTACAATGCCCGAGGTGTTTGAGACAAGTATACCGTACAGCGAGCTTGGAGAAGAGCCGAAGCCACTTCCGGGATACTATATTGACAGGGACAGCATATACTGTGGTCAGAATCCTATAACCGAACGTGAGTATATGGAGTACATAATGTTGCCAATAAATCCGTATAAGGTGCGCAAACGCGTGAACGGGCAGAAAAAGAAAGCATACCGCAATGAGAGCCGCGCGGCGTGGCTTAAGGAGAATATGCCGCTTCAATATAGTTTAGAGTTTGACCTATGACCTTGAGAGGTCTTTTTGACGTGAGGAGGGATAAATAAATGGCGAGGGTATATCAGCCTGTAAAAAATAATAAATATTATCTCCCGAAGAATTTATATATGCGGACAGTTTACTTGATTCGCGATTACAAGAGGCTTCGGGAGGAGTATGATGATTTGCTCGAAGAATCTTTTTTAAGTGAAGGGCCGAGCGGTGCGGCTGTTTCCGATCCGACGCCTGCAAGAGCGGCAAAGGTGTATGAATGTGCAAGGTGCATAAAAGCGGTGACTGCGGCGCTGCTTACTATTCCTGCCGAATACAGAGACGGTGTTTTTGAAAATGTGGCTTTTGGAAAAAAGTATCCCGAATTTGCGGGCGCTGCGACTTGGAGCAGAAATAGAAGCCGTTTTATATATGAGGTGGCACGAAATATGAATTGGACGGCGGAGTGAAGTTGATAACGCAGGGAAAATTTTATGTGTTAATATGGTATTGTGAAGGATGATACGAAAAACAGACCTAAGTATATAAATAATACTTGGGTTTTTATTTATATAAACATTTTAAAAATCAAATTCGGCGTTTTCGGCGACCTAAAAAAGAAAGGGAGGTGAGGATTTTGGTGAGCAAATACGAAAGATATGTAAAACCTCGGCTTAAAGAAATAAAGCTGTGGGCGGAGCAGGGCGCTTCGCAGGAAGAAATTGCGGGGAGGCTTAAGATTGCGTGTTCAACTTTTCGCGAATATAGGAAAAAATATGCGGAGCTTGAAGAAGCTTTTGCACTTGGTGATGACAGTGCGGTTGAATCTGTGGAAAACTCGCTTTTTAAGTCTGCAATCGGCGGCATTGTAAAAGTAAAAAAGGCTTTTAAGGTGAAGATGGACTATTACGATGATAAGGGCAGGAAATGCAGTGAGGAAAAAGTTGTGACGGCAGAGGAAGAGGAATATGTGCCGCCGAATCCGACTTCGATAATCTTTTTCCTGAAGAATAAGAGGCCGCAGCTTTGGAATGAGAAGCTTACGATTGCGGGCAACGCTGATGGAGAAATCAAGGTTATTTTTGAGAATATGCCAAGACCGGAGTAATGGAAAAGCGTATTGTAATTAAATATGAGCCGAATGACAGGCAAAGAATTTTTCATAAATCATCTGCAGATGAATGTGTATACGGCGGAGCGAAAGGCGGCGGGAAATCACACGCTTTGGTAATGGAAGGCGCGGCATATGGGTTTGAATATCCCGGTGCTACAATATACTTTTTCAGAGAAACTTATGACGATCTTGAAGCAAATATTATTAAAACATTCCGCACTTATATAGATAAAGAGCTTTACTTATTCAATGAGCAAAAGAAGATGGCGAGGCTGATAAACGGGAGCGAGATATATTTTCGATATATGTCAAACGATATTGATGCCGACGGATACCAGGGACGAAGCATCGACTGGATTGGAGTTGATGAGCTTACAAAGCACAGCGAATATGCTATCCAGGTGCTGCTCTCGTGTCTGCGTTCGCCGAAGGGTTTTCCGACGAAGTTCCGTGCAACGTGCAATCCGGGGGATAAAGGGCATACCTGGGTGAAGAGGCGCTATATAGAGGCTACGAATTACGGGCAGAAGACAGCTGTGGACGCTGTTACGGGCAATACCATTCAATTTGTGCCGGCAAAGGTTTATGACAATAAGGTACTGATGAAAAACGACCCTACATATGTAAGGAGGCTTGAAAATCTGCCGGAGGCAAAGAAAAAGGCTTTTCTGTACGGTGACTGGGATATATTTGAGGGTCAGTATTTTGATGAATTTAAGAGGGCAATTCATGTGTGCAGACCGTTTGTGATTCCTAAAAGTTGGACTGTATACAGAGCTCTTGATTACGGGCTTGATATGTATGCGGCGTATTTCATAGCAGTGAACAGATGGGGAAAGAGCTATGTATTCCGTGAGATTTGGGAGGAGCGTATGCTTGCAAGGGATGCAGCAAGGCTTATGAATAAGCTTACAAATGAAGAGGTTTATGATACGTTCGCTCCGCCTGATTTGTGGAATAAGAGTTCGCAGACGGGTGAATCGTTTGCAGATGTATTTGCTGACGAAGATATTTATTTGCATAAGGTGGATAATAGCAGGATTATGGGCTGGGGTGCGCTTAAGGAGCAGCTTAAATCGTATAAGCTTCCTGACGGGAGTGAGACGGCGAATCTTGTGATTTTTGATACTTGTCCGAATCTTATCAGGTGTATGCAGGAGATTCAGTATGATGCTAAAAATATAGGCGATGTGGCAAAGGATCCGCACGAGCTTACACACGGACCAGATGCAATCAGGTATTACATAAGCGGGAGACCTTGTCCTGTACATACTGTTCGTGCTGAAAAGAGGGTACTGCCAGCACCGCTTGTTACGGGTGATGATATAGATAGAAGCGAGGTGTTTGTATATTGATTAAGGAGTGGGTTAAGAAATGTATGCGGGAAGCTTTGAGGGAAGTGCTTTCTGAGTTTGAGAGTGGGCAGCCTTATAAAGCTGAGGCTGCAAGAGAATATGAAAAGCAGAATACTGAAACAGAAAACAGCGGTGAATTTAAAGGTATAACTCGTGAGATTTTCAATGAGTGGGTTTATGGAGAGGCAAATAATGAAAAAAACTAAAGTTTGGAGCGAATGGGAAAAGTGCAGAGAGTACAGTGTGTCAATGGGTTTTAGTGATGATTTTCCTGAGATTACGAAGTTTAAGGAGGGTGACCAGTGGCCGCGAATTACGGTAAGGACAAAGCATCTTCCGAGGCCTGTATTTAATATCACTGAGATGTTCATATCACGCAAGAGGGCAAGTGTTACGAATCAGACTATGAATATAAATTATAAGGCTTCGGAAGTAAATCTTATGAATGACGGGGAAAAAGAGTTTGTGACAGAGGGAGCACGGCTTATAACGGGGTACACAAAGCAACTTCTGGAAGATATGGATTTTGATGATTTGTCGAGTGACTTTATTGACGATGCGGCTACTTACGGTACGGGTATACTTCATTTCTTTTGGGATAATTCTGTAAGCGGCGGTGAACTGTCGAGGTATGTGGGTGATGTAAGAGGTGAGACGATAGATCCGCTTGATATTGGATTTGCACGGCCGAAAGTGAGGGATGTTCAGAAGCAGCCGTATATAATAATACGCTCAAGAGAGACTGTGAGAAATGTGCGTGCTTTTGCAAAAGAAGTCGGACTTTCGGAGGAAGAAATGAGGAATATTGCTGCAGATCAGGATGAATCGGAGAATGCTTTGGGCGGCAAGCAGGTGTCAGATGATGATGACTGCACGGTCCTCACGAAGTATTACAGGAAGGGCGGCGAGGTCTGCTATGACAGAGCAACTAAAAGTGTTGTTCTTATTTCGGGAAGATTTTTGACACCGAGCAGCAATAATACGGACGAAGAAAAAGAAAATGTGATTGATGCGGGTGCGGAGAGTATCGCGGATGATGTGTCAGGTCCTGACATTCCGCGTAAGGAAGATGAAGATGCAGGATATAAAATAAGTCTTTATCCGATTGAAGTCATATCGTGGAAGAAGCGGAAAAAGAGTATTTTTGGTGTAGGTGAGGCAAAGGATGTTATTACGATAAACAGGGCATATAACTTTCTTAAGGCGATGCAGATTCTTTCTGTGCAGGACACAGGCTGGCCGAAGACGGTGGTTAAGAAGGGTATGCTTGAGGGAGAGATTACAAATGCACCGGGCGAAGTGCTTGTTGAAAGGGAGGCGGGCGCAATAAGGCATCTTGTACCGCCGTCTCCGACGAGCGCAGCTTCTGCGATTGCGGAGGAAATATTTACGATGTCAAGAACTATATCGGGTGTTACTGATGTATCTACGGGTGAAAATATAGGCTCAAACATAGCCGCTGCGGCTATTATAGCGCTTCAGAATCAGGCGCGGACGCCTATAAGGGAGATACAGAGGAGATATAAGAGCAGTATTCGCCGCATTGCGAGGATTCTCATTGAATTTTATAAGACGTATTTTTCCGTTTCGAGAAATCTTATTATGTCAAATGCACTTGGAGAAGATGAAGAGGTGGAATTTACGGGCACGGACTATGCGGGTTTTGATTTTAAAGTGTCAATAGATGTCGGAGAAGCGACAGAGTATGCGGATGAGCTGACTATGACGACGCTTGATAAGTTTTATGACAGAAAAGAAATTACGCTTGAGCAGTATATGGAACTTGCACCGGCAAATGTGGTGCCTTTTAAGGAAAAGCTTAAGTCTATGATTTCTGCAGAAGAAGTGTCTGAGGAGAATGAGGACAAAAGCTCTGTACAGGAGGTGGATTTTAATGCAGTGTAAGGTATGCGGAAATGAGATGTTTGCGGAGCGGGTATTTGATGAAGAGGGTAGGCTTACAGATACATATTATACTTGCGTTAACAGAAACTGCGCTGAATATCTCAAGCCGGATGAGGCAGCAAATACACAATTTAAGACTGCAGATCATGAAAAATGATTGGCATAAATTTAGCTTTGGGAAAGCGTATAATCCCGGAAAGGAATAATAATGAATGAATTTGATGACGGCGTAGCAGTTGAAACAGGAGAAGTAGATTATACGGATTTTGATGATACTGCGGAAGGTGCAGCCGGCCTTCAAAATGATGAGGTTACGGAAGAAAACGGACATCAGGAGGCAGACGATAATGTACAGGAAAATGAAGCGCAGAACGGAACAGAGAATATCCCGAATGATGTTTGGAAAGCGTCGAGACTTCGCGCTGAGAAAGAAGCGGATGAAAAATATCAGAAAAAGATTGATGACTTTTACAGGCAGGTGTATTCAGGGTATGTGAATCCGTTTACGGAAAGAGCAATAGAAAGCGAAGCGGATTATATTGCATATACGGAGCAGGCGGAGAAGGAAATGAGAAACGAAACTCTTAAGGCTTCGGGTATAGACAAGGATTTGCTCCTTGAGGTGATAGGGGAACTTCCTGAGATGAGAGCTATTAAAAAGCTTCAGGCGGCACAGGAAGAAAAATTTGCGCAGGACTCGCTTCTGTACTGTATATCTGAAATAAGCAAAATAGATCCTTCGATAAAAAGCATAGAGGATCTTGAAAAGTCTCAGAACTATGAAAATTTTAATGCTTTTGTTGAAAAGGGATATTCACTTAAGGATGCGTTTATCCTTGCGAATTACGAGAGGCTTTCCGCAGGTACGGCTGCAGCGGCGAAGCGGGAGGCTATTAAAAAAATTGCAAAGAACGGAGCGTCTTCTCCGGGAAGTCTTTCGGGAAGCGGGAACGATAAGTCTATGATTGACTTTGAGAGTATGTCAAACGAGGACTTTGAGTCGTATTATGAAAAGGCTGTGAGGGGAGAACTCCGAAAGAATTAGGAGGTAAAAAATTATGGCAACTGTAAATACTATTGCGAGTTTGACGGCGGAAAATAAAACTTTTTATGAGAAGACTCTTCTTTCGAGGCTTGTACCGAATTTGCTTTATGCAAAGTACGGTCAGCACAAGCCTATTCCGAAGAATGAGGGTGATACGATAAATTTCAGAAGGTTTAACAGTTACAGTGCGGCGACTACTCCACTGACCGAGGGTAATACTCCGTCGGGTCAGACGATGAGTATTACTACAGTGACGGCCACTGTGCAGCAATACGGTGACTACACACTTGTATCGGACAAGCTCGATATGGTAGGAATTGACCCTGTGATAACGGAAACTTGTGCTCTTCACGGTGAGCAGGCAGCGCTTACAATTGATACTGTAACAAGAGATGTGGTAAGAAAGGGCACAAATGTACTGAGACCGAGCAGCAGAGCGACTGCGGATGCAGTGACGACATCAGATAAGCTTACATCAAAAGAGATTAAGCTTGCTGTAAAGAAGCTGAGGGATGCGAGTGTAAAGCCTGCAGAGGGTAAATTCTATATCGGCATAATAGATTCTGCGACGGCGCTTGATTTGCAGGAAGATTCCGAATGGCAGGATGTATCGAAGTACAACGGTGGTCAGAGAATTATCGAGGGTGAAGTCGGAAGCATACACGGTGTAAAGTTTGTCGAGACATCGAATGCGTACAGGGAGGAAAATGCAAGCTCGGTTGTTGTTCACAGTACGATTATTTTCGGCAAGGATGCTTACGGTGTATGCGATGTAGACGGAAAGAGCAAGCCGTCTGTAATTGTGAAGCCGCATGGCTCTTCCGGAACGGAAGATCCTCTTAATCAGAGAGCCTCTGTCGGTTGGAAGACGCTTTTTACGGCAGTGAGACTCAACGAGAATGCGATAGTAAGAATTGAGCACGCTGCTACAGAATAGGAGGAGAATTATGAGTGATGCAAAAAATGTAACAATGAGCGATGTGGAGCTTGAAAAAGCGGAAATCGAAACGGCTATTAGCGATGAGATTTTGGATGAGGGGGTACCTGCGCCCGAAGAAGAGTCACCTGAAGAGGAAGCGCCAGAGAAAGAAGAGACGGCATTCGAGGAAGAAAAAAAAGAGGTTTCTGCGAAAGAGGAAAAGAAGCCTCCAAAGAAAGAGGAGAAGAAGCCACCCGCGAAAAAGGAGGAGAAAAAAATGCAGAACAGTCCATATCCGACGGAATACGGCGAGATGATGAAGATTTGTGTGCCAAAAGACAAATTAAATCCGAGCGACGATATTATCCCGGTACATATAAATAATTTCTCGTGGAAGATAGTACGCGGCGAGCCGGCGATGGTGCCGGAAGCGGTTTACGATATGCTTCATGCGGGAGGATATCTTTAGTATATTGAGGGAGTTAAAAACTCCCTCTGTTATTTGGAGGACATTATGAGGCTTGGTGAACTTAAGAACGAGATTATGACACTCGGATTTGAAGAGGCTGCCACGATGTCGGACAGCGAATACAGTGTAATCGTTGCGAACGGTATAAACAGGGCTATTCAGCAGATTGCGCTTGAAGTGCTTCCTGTAACGTCTGAATTTGAATTTGTATTTGATGAAAATTCTGCGCACTTAGGCGGATATGTTGTATTTGATACGGTAAAAATTCCGGAATACGAAGAAGGCAATTACCTCGGTGTACAAAATGTAATGTTTATGGGTGATGGAGAGACTGTATTTGAGTCACCTTTTAAAGAAGCGTCGGGAAGAATTTATTTAGAAGATCAAGGGTACGGTACTTTTTATATAGAGTATAAGAGGCGGCCCAATTTGGTCTCGGCGTCTTCGGAGGATGATACGCTTATCGATATGCCCGCGCCTGTGGTCTTTATGTTAGCACCGCTCGCGGCGTATTACATATGGCTGGACGATGATGCGGTAAAGGCAAGTATGTACAGAAACGATTACGAGCAGCTTAAGGAAAGTTATTTTACGAACCGCGGCGGCGGTAATTTTTCACTTGAGCGGGTTTTTTCTATGTAGGAGGTATGTATGGGTAAGATAAATGTTCCGGCTGCTCCTGCGCTTAAGATGACGAGATACAGCAATTTCTGCGGTGTTGATTTTTCGCAAGATTCGTCACTTGTAGAGAGAAGAAGGTCACCGATGGCTGTAAATTTAATTTCAGATAACGGCGGGAATCCTGTAAAGAGGCTTGGGTGGCGGTGCCTTTTTCAGCTGGAGGCTCCCGTACATAATATTTGGTACGGTGATATAAATGGAAATGAAGTTATAGTATGCCATGCGGGAAGCAAAATCTATAAGATAGATGAGGAAAACAGCGGAGCAACTGTAATCAAGGATAATGTTTCAAATGTAGGTGGATGCGGATTTTTCTTCAGAATGGGAGATGTGGGAAAACTTTTTATTTTAACAGGCGGAGAGTATCTTGTTTATGACGGCGAGACTGTAAACGATGTTTGTGAGGCTGCGTATGTGCCGACTATAGTTATAAGCAAGAATCCTGACGGCGGCGGCACTATATATGAGTCTGTGAATTTGCTTCAATCGAAGCGAAGTGAGAGTTTTCTCGGAAATGCGACAGCAAAGGATTACTATTTGTCGGCAAATGAGATTGATGATTCGGAAGTTACAGTGCGTGTACAGGGAAGCGGTGGCTGGAGCGATCTTACGGAGGGCAGTGATTATACTGTGGATAGAAAGCTCGGCAAAATTTCTTTTACATCGGCGAAGGTGCCTGTAATAGTCGGTCAGGACAATGTGATTGTTACATATTCAAAGACTGTTTTGGGATATGCAGACAGGATAAAGAAATGTACGGTATTTGCTGTATATGGTCATAATGCATCGAACAGGGTGTTCCTTTCGGGCAATGCTGATTACAAGGCGCAGGATTGGTACAGTGCGGCCTATGATCCAACGTATTTTCCTGATACGAATTATTCTGTTATCGGGACGAGTGATACGGCTATTATGGGATACAGCAAGGTTGGGGAGTACCTCACGATTGTGAAAGAGGATAATCAGCAGGATACCACTGTGTTTTTCAGATACAGCAATATACTTGACGGTAAGACTGTTTTTCCTGTAAATCCGGGTGTTTCGGGTATTGGGGCTATAAGCAGAGGCTGTTTTGTCAATCTTGGGGACGAGCCGCTTTTTCTTTCTCGGAGAGGGATATATGCTTTGGTATCGACTCTTCTTTCTTCTAAGTATGTTACGAGGAATAGGTCGTTTTACGTGGATAAGAAGCTGACTGTTGAAGAGGGGCTTTCGAGGGCTGTTGCCTGCGAGTGGGAAGGATACTATCTTCTTGCGGTGAACAGCAGGGTTTATATTCTTGACGGCAGGCGTAAAACTTCGGATTCGTTCGGAAATTCGGATTTTTTATACGAAGCATACTATTGGGAGAATGTACCTGCGGTATGCTTTCTTTCTGTGGGCGGCCGGCTGTATTTTGGGACAGCTAACGGGCGCATATGCAAATTCAACACTGATGTGCGCGGTATGTCGAAGTTTAATGATGATGGGGAGTTTACGAATGTCGGTGGCGAAGCACGGTATGTTTCGGGCGGTAGGCCCATATGTGCGCAGTGGGCGACGCCGAACGATGCGGACGACGGTGTGCAGTATTTTAAGACGATGAATAAGAAGGGATGTCTTGTTGTTTTGTCGCCGATGACGCGTTCTTCCGCTGACTGCTATTTTGTGGTTGACGGGAATCCGGAGGAGCTCATAACGAGCGATACGGTTGATATTTTTGACTGGGATGACATCGACTTTGAGCGTTTTACTTTTTCGACGAACGAAACGCCGCAGGAGGTGTATTTCAACAAGAAAAAGAAGAAGTATAAGCGTCTTCAAATAGTGATAAAAAATGAGGCGCTTAATGAGGGCTTCGGTATTCACGAGATTGTGAAGACGTATTCTGTAGGGAATTTTTCTAAGAACAGGAGGCTTTAGATGGATAAGATTACGCAGGCTGATATTGCGGAGGTCTACGTTCAGGGCGCGCCGACGAAGCTTTCGGGTACGGCGCAGGAGAATAAGCGTGTGTTTGATAAGCTGCCGCTTATGCTTGCAGAGAAAATCAATAGTATTATTGATGAGTTTGCGGGCGAGGGCGGTGCATCTGATATTTCGGGGAGTTACCGAGGGGCGGTGCTGACGCTGCAGGCGATTTTTAATGAACTTGTGCGTGAGATTGACGACAGGTATACGAAAGCGGATATTGACATTATTGTTGCTGAGAGTATGGATATAGACTGCGGCGATTTTGAGCCGGATCTTCTTTCACACAGTATGGACGTGCACGCACACAGTAATATGGTTGTTGATGTGGGAGGCGGTGCGGCACGCTCGGCGGTATCTGACCTTAAGGCACATATGACTGACGAATATGCGCACGGCAATATTGTTATAGACGGAGGTGATTTGTAGATGGCACAGTTTATTGCTATAAAGAGAGGGCTTCAGGAGAATGTGGACAAGCTCGTTCTTGCTGTCGGGGAAATGGCTATTGCAAGGGATACGGGTAATGTGTACATAGGAAGTGACGCGGGCAAGGTGCACCTTAATCCGACGGGTGGCACGGCGGAAGAGGCTGAGAGGCTTAAAAACTCACGTAAATTTTCGATTGCGGGTGATGTTGTTTCCGCTGTTTCGTGGTTTGATGGTACGGGAAATGTGACTTTGCAGGCGACGCTTGCTTCTGTGGCGGGGCTTGCTCCGGGGACGTATACGAAACTGACAGTTGACGAAAAGGGACGTGTTACGGGCGGTGCGCAGATTGCGGTGTCGGATATTCCAACGCTTCCGGTGTCTAAGGTAGAGGGGCTTGGTAGTGCAGCGGTGCTCGACGTGGGAACTTCCGCAGGGAATGTCGTTGTTGTCGGGGCTGACGGTAAGATTTCAAGTGCTGTTGTGCCGTCTCTTGCTATTATGGACTTTTACGAGGCGGAGAGTGAAGCGGCGATGCTTGCTCTTAATTGTCAAAAGGGTGATATCTGTATAAGAACGGATGAGCCGGGGACATTTATTTTGACAAGCGAGCCTGCGGGAAGTCTCTCAAACTGGAAGCAGCTTCTGACGCCTGACTGCAAGGTGCAGTCTGTGAACGGGAAGACGGGGATTATAGTGCTTTCCGCATCTGATGTGGGCGCGGAGCCTGCGATTAAGAATGCTGGTATCAAGGCGGCAGCAGCTGACACTGATACTGTTGTTGTGGTCGAGGGAAGTACAACGAAGAGAGTATCGTTCTCGGCAATAAAGACGGCGCTTAAGTCGTATTTTGATACGCTGTACAACAAGTATGTGCACCCGACGCATACGCAGCACACATCGGGGCTTTATAAGGTTGCGGTTGACGGGCAGGGGCACGTTTCGGCGGCATCTGCTGTGACGAAGGCTGATATTACGGCGCTTGGGATTCCTGCGCAGGATACGGTATACACGCTGCCTGCGGCTTCCTCTTCCGTTCTCGGCGGGGTAAGGGTCGGTGACGGGCTTGATGTAAACGGCGGGATACTTTCTGTCGGCGATATTGACGGCGGAGAATTTTAAGGAGGCGGAGTATGGCATATAGGAAATTACAGATAAGGCGGGGAAATAAGGCGGATTTGCCTCAGCTTTCTGAGGGTGAATTTGGCTTTGTGAATGATGAAAATAAATTGTACATAGGTAAGGCGGGCGGAGATGGTAATCAGCTTGTAGGCGGCGCGACGTCGGAGCTTGTTGTTACTTCGCTT